TCCCGGATGGTTGCCGCACGCGTGTAGCCTTGGGCAGCACAGAGGCGGCAGAGGGGTTCTGTGGCGAAGAGGTCGACTCGTAGACGCTGGAGCTTGCGGCCGCGGATGCGGGTCGCGTCGGTGGTCCAACCCTTGTCCGTTGGTTCCTTGTGCTTCGCGCACTTGCCAGAGGTCACCAGGGTTGGACACCGTACGCTGGTCTCTGCGCATGGCTGGAGCCTGCGGAGAGGAGGGCACGTCACGTCCCCTCTCCGAACTGCTTGTGATTTAATGACTTAGCTTCCACGCGCGTACGCCACACGTGTTCCCAGTTGGCGCCATCGCCTTGCTGGACATCCGTGATGCGCCCGCTGAAGAGGATGGAGCCGTCCGTGTCGGTCAGAACGATCGCGGTCTGGTCCTGTCCCTGCGCCCTGTCCCAGCCTGCCGCGTAGCCGTACACGTCGCCGGCGCCATACACGCGGTCCAGTCTGCCGATCGCCCATGGTGACGTCGGCACGAGACGCGCACCGAGCGCCGCTGCCGGCACCGCCAAGAGGGAGGCGAGGAGCTGGCGGCGGGTCATCGCAACCCCTGCCGACGAGGCTCAGACAGTAGACGCTCGATAACCTGACGGACCAGCGCCTCGCCGTTGAGCGTCAGCGTGACGACTTGGCGCGGTGCGCGCGTACCGGACTCGGCGGTCAGCCTCGCGGATCTCGACCAGCACTTGAGCGAGGCCGCAGTTGCACAAGGGGTCGGCGCGGTCTCCGAATGTGCGGAATTGCTGGCAAAAGGCTGATCGCGCCAGTACATGGAGACCGGGCCGATCATGGCGCTGGCCTCGTTCCGTGAGCTGAGTCCGAATAGTTCCAATCGGACACGTTCTTGAGCGCCACGCCGGTGCCGTGCTGGGTGAAGTCCAGCCGCTCCAAGGTGACGCCGAATGGTCGGAGTTCCATTTCGAGTTCATCAACTACGGCTGCCGCCCATGCCGCGAGATCGTCGCGCTGGCCCACATGTCGGGCAACGGCCGCCTGCGCACGGTTATCGATCAGGGCGTGCGTGTGGAGGGCCTTCGTCGCCGTGAGCACCGCGTCGTGGACACGGAATTGAACAGCCGCCGCGCACAACAGGACGTGAGGTACGATGCCTGCCGCGGCGGCCGCGAGCGGCAGCACCTGCGAGGACAACTGCACCGATTGCGTGGTAACCGGAACCTGCACGAGGGCGTGCGTAATCGGCCAGTAGACAACAAGACCTGGCCCTACCTGCCGCGCCGATCCACGGGGACCAAAGAGCACGCCCCGGTGCGTCGGCTCAATCAGGACCAGCCGAGGAATCCAGCGCCCGAGCCATTGCGCGAGGTCGTTAAGGAACGCGAGCGCGCTGGTCATGCGGACACCGCCTGTCCGTCAGGCCAGCGGACATTCCCTCGGTAAAACTGCTGCGCGATCCGTTGACGGATGCCACGGTGCGCCTGCGCCACGGGAGATGGCGCTTCGATACCGACGTCGACCAGCAAGGCCGTGAGCCCGATGGGACGCCAGCAGGAATAAGACCAACGACGTGGCCGCCTTACCGTTGTCGCACATCGCGCACGCGGGCGCTCGATTCTCCCAGCCGTCTCGGCCGCCAACGGATTGCGGAGTGATGTGATCGAGCCCGGTCGCATCGCCATGAACTCGGACTGGTTCATCGGCCACGGCCCCGCAAGTGCTCCTCGATCGCTCGGTCGTACTCTGCCTGCGTGACACGGACACGATCGATGTAGTACTCCGCCTTGCCCGTCGGCTTGTAGGTGACGTGCGTTTCGCCAGGCTGCGGCTCTTGCTCGACAATTTGCGAGACCGCGTAGATACCGAGCGGGACTTCGTCGCCATTGCAGTCCAGGACCGGCTTGTGTTCGTCAGGTGAAGGAACCGCCTGCTCGTATTCGTGGCAGCACGTCCCCGGCGCGTGCAGGACGCAGCATGAGATCCCCTGCGCATTCACGAGAAACCACCCGCCGCAGCCTGGACAGTGATACGGCGCCGGCGCCGAGATGGGCGGGAAGTACGGCATCTACGCCTCCACCGTTTCAGGTTCGTCGGTCTCCACCAACGTGACGGACCACGACGCCTTGAGCCGCTGACCACAGCGCGGGCAGGTGACCACTTTGTCTCCTTCAGTGAGGCCGTGAATAGTGGACGTCGTCACCGGTGAACCGGGCTTGTCAGCGTGACAGCGAAAGCCGATCGCCCCGTCATCTTCCCAGGTGATGTCGTGGCCCTTCATGCCTGCCCCTGTTGTCGAGAGACGTAGAGCAAGGCCCCGGTCGGCGTGTAGAGCCGATAGATGGCCTTCTGCTGTTCATCGGCGAGCGCGGCCGTGCTGATCCGCTCGCGTGTCGTGAAGCACCAGCCGGCGACCGTGAAACACACCCCTCCGAGTTGGTCCAAGATCACACCGATCCATGATCGACCTCGAGCGGAGAGATCCGTGCGTAAGGTGCGCATGCGCTGAAGGAAGGACGACCTCGTCTGCTACACAAGCCCGAGCACAGAATACGACTGAACGTTCCACGTGGAGCAAAGTGGACACGCAGTGTGGTCACACGGCTGGATGTTTCACGCCGTAGACTCGACGTTCCGCGTCCGACATGCACTCCCAGGCTCGACGCGGATCGATGCTTGTGAAGAACGCGGGCCACTTCTGCCCGCATTCCCTACAGCGCAGCACCTTCCGACGATACCCGCGCCGGCGCCGGCTCGAGATTACCCGGAAGCGACCGACCGAGCGGCAGGATGGGCATTCCTCGGGATCGCGGAGCATGGTCATCGACCGAGATTCCGCAACAGATAGACGCCGAGTACGAAGAAGAACATGCTGAATACCGACATCGTCCACTTCTCCCCCTGGTGCTTGGCTATGGCGACGTGCGCTTGAGCCAGAGCGCCCACTCCGAACAGCGACGCGATGAACACGACGTTCAGCCACTCGGTCATGGCTGGCGTTCCGGCCTGACTGGCCTGACCTCATATTCGATGGTGGTCGCCGTACGCCGACAGGTTCTCCTCTTGGCGTCATACCCGTCATAGCCGCGCATCTGGCAATCGTGGCTGTGGCCAGACACATGACCCAGAAACGACGCCAAAAACACGGCTAAGATGAACCACGCGATTATCCAGCCACCTTTTCGGGTCAAATTGTCACGAGCCTTTCGTGAGCGGTGTCCGCGGAGATCCTGTCGGTTGGAGAGGGCAAGGTGACATCTAGCGCGTCACGTTTTCGTCGTCGTCTCTGGTGTCTCGTGGAGCGAGGGTATTTGTTCCATCATGAATTCACCTTAGGACTTACTAAAAGTAATCTCCCCGCTTGACAGCTTGCCAGCAAGCATGTATAGTGTCTCTTGTCAGCCGGCATTTACGCCGGCTCTCGAATCGAAAGAGAGCTGAGAGCGCCATGACAACCTACACCAACTTCCGCGGCGATGGCCTCGATAACCCCCTCAGCCCGAATAGTGGCGGCGCGACGTGGCACGACGTCTGGCGTACCTGCGACGGCGCAGACGTCGTCGAGAGCTATGACGTCGCAGCGAAGGCGATCAAGTGGGTCGGGGAGCGCGAGCCAGAGACGTTTTGTGATCCAGGCGGCGCGTTGCGTGCGATCGGCGAAATGTCTCACGCGTAAATTCAACTCGCCCGGCGGCCTCATTGAAGGCATGCGTGTGTGGTTGGGCTTGCGAGTCCATTCGCCTTTCCGCCGGGCTTCTACAATTTTGCAATCTAGGAGAGCGCCATGACACAGACCCCTACGAACCGCAACGCCACCAAGCACGAACTCGCGCTCGGAGTCGCCGCCGAATACGCCCGCCTCGCCGGCCGCGGCGACGTGGTCCTCGCTGCAGGATCCGCCAAGGACATCGACGACCTCGTCGGGTACTGGGACCAGAGCGGGCCGGCGCCACGCCTGATGTGGCCCGCCGATGTCGCTGCCGTCGCGGGCGTCACGCCGCTCCGCTAGATGCCATCGTACACGCTGCGCAGACTCCCGGCCGATCTGATCGGCCGGGCGAAAGGATAAGCCAATGAACATGACAGCACAGGCCCTCGATGACATCCGATGCGCGATTCTCGCCGCCACCGCCACCCCGCACCTACGGTACGTCAGTGAGTTGCCCTGCGCCAGACTAGTGGCGCAGGAAATCAATATCGACGCCCTCCTGGCCGAGATGGAGCAGCGTCTCGCCGAGGTCACGCTGGACACGCTAAGGCGCCTGGATGCCAGCCTCCTGCCACTACTAGCGCCGGTCACGGTGCTGAGCGCCTGATGCCAACCTACGTTCTCCGCGGGCTCACGAGCGATCTCGTGGCCCGCGCCAAAGCCAAAGCCAGCGATGCCGACACGACGCTCGATGCCGTCCTGGTGGCGTTCCTCGAGTCCTACGCCGAGCACGGCGCGGTGGGCGCGCGAGGGGGACACGCCCGCGCCCGCATGCTGACCGCTGATCAGCGCAGCGCCATCGCCCGCCAAGGGGCCGCCGCCCGATGGAAAGATCACGTCCGCGAACCTTGATCGGGAGATGGCGTGGAGACATGGGGCGGTAAGCCCTTCTCTATGGTAGTGGTCAAGTTTGCAGGTTTAGGGGTAGTGTCTCATTCCGCCTGAGCGGCCGGGACTAACATCTCGGACTCTTCGATCATCGCGGCCACGTCCGCCATGTCCCACACGCGTTCCGTCAGCCCCGCCGCCATCGCAGGCGTCGTTCTCAGCGTCTTGTGAATCTTCGTCCAGTTGTAGAACACGGTGTAGAGAGCCACCATGTGCATGTGGTTCTCGAATTTCTTGCTGAACGCATTGGTCAGGCGCGTGAAGCGGCGCATGTGCATCCGCATCGTGAGATTCTGACGCTCCACGTACGACGTAGAAATGTGTTTCGGATTCGGTGCGCCGCAGACCGTTTCCTGCTTCGATCCGAGGCAGACGGCCGGGCTGTACCGCTTCTCAGGATTCGCGTCCTGCCCGTAAATCTTCTGGAGGACTGCGTAGTCGATGTCTCCGCCGAACGCTTCCTCTACGGCCACCAGATAGGGCCTGTGGCCGTCGCTGGTGAGCTGAATGCGGTTGCTCACGCGGTCGCGCAAGTCGTTCATGAAGGCGATGGCGTAGTCCGTGTCGCGTCCGCCGACGAGCCACGACACGATCAGTTTGGAGTCGGCATCGAGCGCGGTCCACGTCCACGTATCGCCAGCCGCAGCCGGGGCCTTGCTCGCGCCCGCGACGTTCTTCTGCTTGGCGTAGGTGAACGACCAGATTTCGTCCACCTGGACGCGGCGAGCCTTCACGCCGCGCACCTTCTCATCATGGAACTCGGCGCAGACGCGCCCCGCGTCCACCAGCAGCTTGGAGACGGTGTTGATCGACACGTCCGCCAGCCGCGAGGTTGACCGCATGGAGTTGCCTTCGCAGAGCAGCGAGAGGATTTGAATACGCTTGGCGATAGGCAGCCGGTTCATGCCCAGAATCATACTGAACTTTGTGCTTACCGTCAAGCGTGCGGTTATTTTAGGGATGGCCTAAATTCTGTGATTGTCGCCGTGGAATTTAGCGCCCCCTCTGGCAAGTTGCACAATTGCTCGATCACGCGGCGATTGATCTGGATCGCTGCGGCAAGTTCGTCGGCGGATCGGTGCCCACTTTCCAGCACTAGGCTGGCAGCCCGGCTCAGCAACTTGGGTTCTTCCATCGGAAATTCGTCGTCGTATGGTTCGCGCTTCCGCCACTTCCGAAAAGAAATCGTCTTGAACAGATTCAAATACTGGTCGTCATCAATAACGCCCAAGTGGTGGCACCGCATTACAAGGCCCTGAATGGACACCTTCCAACGTCGCTTCAACGGCAAAAATGCATCCAGTCGAGTGCTGAACACTTCACCGAGAAATGACCCTTTTGGTAGTAGGAACGCGCTCGCGAATTTGTCCGCCTCGCTTTCCACTTGCTTCAGCTTCTCGGGCTGATCTTCAATGTCCTCAATGCCGATCCCTCGGTGCATGATCAGGTGGCCGAGTTCGTGCGCCGCATCAAATCTAGCCCTGACAGACGAGCTTTTTTCCGATGCTAGAAAGACGAACGCTCTATTCCCGTTCCAAAACGAGAACGCTTGTATGGTTTCGTTTGGGATTCCGTACCGGCAAACGATCACGCCCTTGTTTTCAAGGAGAGAGACAACGTTGGAAATGGGGCCTTGGCCGAGACCCCACATTTGGCGACATTGCGCGGCAAGTGCTTCGATCTCTTCAGGCGAATAGCGCCCATCGGCGCTCTCAGGCACAGGCGCTAGTGGGATGCTAACCGACGGGTAGTTCACGATTCCGTCGAGACACTTGGCTGTTTTCACCAACCAGCTTCCGAGTACTTCGCACGCGAGATTACGGCGCTTCGTCTTGAGTCCAAACGCGCGGAAAAACCGCGTACTGGATTCGCCAAACTCTGGCGGAGGATCATCGACAAAATAGGTCAGGGGTTGCTCGACAGCATTCGCAATACGCTCCATCACGAGCGGTTCAGGTATCGTTTGTCCCGATTCATACATCGAGACCGATTGTCTCGTCTTGCCTATCGTGTCACCGAGTTCAGTTTGGGTGAGCCGCATTGCGAACCGCGCATCGCGCAGTTTTGAGGGACGAAGACGTCTTGCCGTCGTCGCAGCCCTTGGTGAGCCGGCTCCGAAGGGCGCAGCCTCGGCGTAGGCCGATCTAAACGCGGGCGGCAAAACGACTTGTTGCTTTATTGGGATCTGATCAGCCAGAAACGCGTGAGCCGCCTTCGTATCCATGAGCCAACCTCCTGCGCCGAAGACTTGCGCGACGCGTTGGGCAAGTTTATACGAATTTAGCGCTGTTTTGTCAAGCGTTGTTTGATTCGGCTTCCGTGCCGCGCTCTTGCCCCTTTTCGGGCGATCTCGACGCGTCGAGCCTTGCTGATGCTCTTCGCACGCGCGGCGCCACCGAGGCGTCCTAGCTCTACGGCCGCCTTGCTCTTGCCGTCTTTCGTCAGCCCGGCGGTATCCTCGATCTCGCCCGTGGCGATCTTCATGACCGTGACAGCGTTCGCGATCACGTCGGCCGGGCGCTTTTGACCCTTTGGTCCCTTGGGCATATGCTTAGCGGTAAGGATAGCAGAAATGGCCGACGCGCCCAAGCTTGGGACTCGAAGATTGCCTTTGGATGGAGCATGGAGCCTCTTGGAACTCTCAGGTTTCGGGCGGCAATATGTTCAGTCGTATTCCTTCTTCCACGCCATTCGATTCGGAGCCGATGGCGAGATGGAAGGGATGGTCGAATACGCCTTCCGAGGATTTCCGTGGCGCGGAGGATGGAGCACCGTTGATTTCTATGAGGTACTCCAAAGCATCGTGCCTGAAGACGAGCGTTGCAGAGTCGTCGCAATCGAGTACGCCTCTCCAGGCTACATCGATCTTGGCGTCGTTCTATCCGCGGCCGTCGCCATCTCTGGAATTGTTAGGCACATCTGCAAGAGCATCGACAGGGCGAACGCGACGTACATCGCTCGAATGCTCGCACGCGCTCAAGTATCGCGAGATAGTCCGCGTCGGTGAGTGCGTGTGGCGGCTCGGCTCGATACAGTTCGTCCACCTTCGCGAGCAGGAGCATCGCCGCTGCGTGCCAGTCCCCTCGGTTCATCGCATCGGTGAGCTGCTCGGACAGAGGCGCGTGCGGCGGCGCGGCCTCAGCCTTCCCCGACGCAAATCGGCTGTCGAAGTCCACAACGTTGCGGCCCATGTGATCGAGCTGCAGGCGCACGTGGCTCCACAGCCAGCACTCGGCCAGATCCGCGCCTTTCATCAAAGTGAGCGCGGAGAAGCCCTCGCAGAAGGCCGCCACCGCGAACTCGTCCCAATCGTCCGGCCCTCTGCCCGCGGCGCTCGAGGGGGCCTGCGACTCCAGGTGGGCCAGCTCGGCATCGATGTCGATCCCGTTGGCCGCGAACACCCCTGATTCATCGTCATCGGCCAACACGAGCCCGAGGAACTTGCGAGCCATCGCCGTTGCGGTGAGCAACTCGAAATCATCGTCAGAGTCGAATGACATCACGAGACGTCGGAGAATCTTCCCGGCAACGCCTGGACGCGGTCGGCTCCCCTGCGCCTCAGGAGGCGAGAGGGACGCTGGCGAGCGCGAGTCCAGCAGCAGACGAAACGACGCCATGATGGTGTCGATCTTGCCCTGGCAGGACTCACACCAGTGCGACACGTCGGCATTTTGGCAAATACACAGATCGCCGCCGAGTTCTTCATACAGCGCTTCAGCGCGCTCGCGGTCCTGTTCCTTCATTGGGGCTCCTTCGTTTCCGAGGTGGGGCCTAGCGGTGTGACAGTCACGCGCTGCCCGGTAGTTGAAAATCGCAGCAGGGCTGCCGTCCACCAGACGGCCCATTCCCATGTGAACGTTTTGGCGATCTCGTTCACGCGGCCGGCGAGCCACCACGAGACTCGCGATGCCAACCTCGTCTTCTCCGCCATCTAGGGCTCCTTCTCACTCAACGCCGCGTGGCAGGCCGAGCACTCCCGGCACCCTTCACCGGTCTCCGGATCGACGTCGGTGCAGTCACAGGGCTCGCCGCACCGGGGGCAGTCGTGTGTCATCTAGGGCTCCTTCTCGTAGGTGGCCGCGAAGATCTCCGGCTTGCACGGATACCGTTCGCCCTGCACGCCCGTGATGATCCAGTCACCCGGCTGTACGAGGTGGCCGCCCTCAAGCGTTGGACACCAGCCCCACTCTCCCGTATTGATCGCATGGTGCGACGTTGGATGATCGTACGGAACAGGGACGACGGCGGGGTGGTCGCCATGTTTGAACCACTGCGTTGCCTCGATTACGACGGGTTTCTTCCGAAACTGTGCCATCTAGGGCTCCTTCCGCTCAGATTCCTGCGTGGCGCTCGGCCAATTCTTGCAGTCGCATTTACACGACAGGCACATCGGCCCGCGCCCGCACCAGATGCACCGCATACCAGCCTGACAGCGTTTGAAGCACTTCCAGCACTGTGCCATCTAGGGCTCCTTCGGATCGTGGGTCAACCAGTGGCGCGGTTCGTTCGCCTTCCAGTTCTGGAAATACATGTTGACCATCCACGCCTCAATCTCTTCGCGTGCTGGCTCGGCGGGAACTGGAGCATCGTCGAGCAGGTCCTTGATCTGCCGTTCCAGTTCACCAGCTTTTGTCAGCGCGTCCTGCATCGGTACGTCCCCGAGGCGCACGGCGTAGACGAACGCGCGGTCCTTCTCCGGCATCGGTAATGTCAGCTTGCCGGTCGACATCAACTCGACGCCCTGAAAGCCAAGCCTCAGGATGTGCATGGCGTACTTTGTGTCGTAGCCGTGCTTGGCTTCCAACTCGGGCCGATTGGTTTTCTTCTGGCCGCGCTCTCCAAGCAACCGCTGGCGCTGCGCCTCCAGGTAGCCGAGATACCGATGCCCGGCGGCGCGGCTCACGATCAGCGGCGCGAGGTCCTGAAGTTGTGCTCCACGCGCGTCACGCTGAAGGCACAGGGAGAACGGTACAAAGAGGCACTGAAGTATCTGAGGATTCCCCTGCATGGCCAGCCGTAGGAACTTCCGCAGGCTGAAGATAGTTAGGTCCAGATCGCCGTGCTGACTCGGCGCGTCGTGACGGCCTTCACGCTCAGCCGCCGTTCGGTAAATGTATTGCTCGAACTCCGAGAATCCGATCGCATGCTCGATGCTCTCGATGCAGATGCCGACCTCATCGCTGTCGTCCGTGCCTGGAATGCTCAGACCGTGCAGGTTGGACCCTGCTGGCACACGAAGGATCGTGTTGGCCTCTGCCATCGCTCTGGACTTGTCGCCGCCTGATACACCCATCTATCTACTCCTCCCGTCCTGTCGTCTCGGGTGAGGCGCACACGACTGGATTCCACCGCTCGGCGCCCTTCTTGTAGGTAATACCCTGTGCGTGGTACGCGCGCAGTTCTCCGAGCAGTAACCGACGCTCGTGCTCGACGGATTCTAAGCACGGCTCCAGAATGGTAGGCTGTGACCGCCGTCGGCAGGCGCGGCCGTCCCACTCCAGCAGACCCCACGGCTGCGCAGGAACCGAGTCGGGCGTCAACAGCCCGGCAGGAGTCAGATACCACCGCTCGCGCCCGAACGACGCAGGGCCGTTACGGTGAGGCTTCCGTAGGTCGGCTACGAAATCAGCGCGTGTCACCTTGACCTCTACCACGATCGTGAGCCGGCCCCAGCCGATGGCGTCAGGGATCTCATGCGTGCCACGCTCGGTCAGGACGACGTTGCACCCGCGCGAGTTGCGCAGCCAGTGCGACGCAACGTCAACCAGCTCCGCATGCGTCATGGCGTGTCCTTAGTCTGCGGCGGGACCGGCGAGACGGAGAGGGCGGCAGCGACATCGCTTCGCAGCTTGACCGTTGACGCCATCAGGTCTTCGGGGACAACGGCGATTTCATCACAAGAGTTAAAGGTAGCCTCATCCCACGACTTCAGGGCCCCTCGCAGCGCCGCGAGCTGGGACTCGGCGGCTTCGGCAAGATTCTCGGTATTGGCCTCATCGATCTGGTCTCGGAGTTCCAGAACGACCGCCTGCGTGTCGTCCAGTTCCTTCCGCGCCTCCTCGAGCTGCGCGGTCAGCGTGGTGCGTGCGTCACGCGCGCCATCCAGTTCGTCGGTCACGCTGGCGATCCGTTCGGAAATGGTCGACCGCAACACGTCATCGGCGCCATCGCCATCGGCTTCGAGAGCTGCCCATGTGCGCCAAGCGTCCCGCGTCTTGGCGCAGCTGGGATCTGTGCAGGGCGACGCATCACGAAACGCGAGATCGCGCTCGGCCCCCTCGGCTCGTGTTACCGCCTCATCCCGTTCGGCTTGCAGGACGACGCGTTGGGATTCGGCCTGTTTCAGCATCTCGAATGCGCCATCAGCCCGCTTGTGGTAGTGCCTGACTTCCTGCTGCGCCTCGTCTCGCGCCCGCTCGGCGGCGGCCTTCTCCGCGAGGAGGGTAGCGCTAAATTGACGCTTGACATGAGCCGCGAAAGCCAGAAGCACCGTCTTGATTCCGGCAGGCGAATAGGGCGGGTCGTGGAGTTCGTCCACGAAGGCGTCTATACCTCTGATCGTCGTCTCCTCCCGTGCCTGGGGAGGGGCCAGGGGCTCTGTCAGCGCTTCGATCGTCCTCCGGATCTTTGACTTGTCGCCGGCCATTTATCCCTCCTCGCCTGTCTCGTCGGACGGCGGAGCTACACGCTCGCATTGGCAGCCGAGCAAATGCTTGCCAAACGAACATCTATTCACCGTGGTCGGGTCGGTGCTGTGCATCGTCCATGGATGGCTGCAATCTGGGCAGGCACCTACTGGCCGCGCCTGGGGATGGGCTAGGGGCTCACATGTGAAGCCGGTTGGTGAAAAGTGCCCTTGCATCCCGCTTCGCTCGCCGCAGTTGGCGCAGTGCCAATCCTCGCGGTCTGGCTGATCGCCAAGTCCCATTTATCCCTCCTCGCCTGTCTCCAAGACGACGCCGCCAACCTTCGTCTCGTCCTCTCGGGCGGGGTCGGACAGTGGTGACGCGCACGCCGCACAGAGGACTACGGGCTCATCGTCGCGCGTCATTTCGCTTTGACAGCGATCGCACCGTTGGAGATTATCGACGAGGTTATGCAGGCGCTTCAGCGGGTCCGTTTCGCGCTGTCGTGGAGGGTTCTGCGCAGCCAACCACGCGCCAATGGGATCTGTCGTCATTTGTTCCACCCGTCGATCTGCTGCTCACGTTCCGTCGTGAATGGCGGCCACTTGGAGCCTTTCGGTTGCGGGCTTCGCGGAGATCCAGCCGCACCCGGTACGTCAGGCGTTCGCTGGCGCGTAGCGTCTTCGTCCTTCGTCGGTGCCGTCGCGATGTCCCGCCACGTCGGGCGAGACACGGGGAGGGCGGATGCGAGCTGCGCGAGGAGCCACGGGATGTCGGCGCGGGCGTGGGCGATGAGTTCTGCGTCAGGTTCATGATAGACGCGCCCGAGATAGTGCTCGCTCACGCCTGGCCACGATGCGCCTATGCGGTATTCTTGCTCGTAGCAGTCGTGAGACGAACGCTGGCGCGTGGTGAACCAGTTTCCCTTCGTCGCCGCCTGCTCCCGCTCCCGTATCGCCTGCACCCGCGCCGCGATCTCGGCCTCCGTCGCGCTGCTCTGCGCATACTCGCGCAGGATGCCGCATACCTCGGCGGCGGTTGGTAGCTCCTCAGCCGTCGCCGCGATCTCGGCCGAGGGCGGAGCGGTGGACAGCACGCACTCCAGTTCGTCGGCGCACTTGCGTTCGCCACGAGCAACGCCGTAGTCGAGTTCGTCAATGTCAGCGATGCCTGTTGACGCGCGCGTATTCGCCCGTGTCCGCCACTTTGCCGGTAGCCCCTCGATCCCGTCCGTCGATCGGGCGGTGAGCAGATCGAGCAGCCCCTTGAACGCTTCGGCCATCTCGATCGACAGGTCCGCGCCTCTGGCCACTCGACCCGCAATGTCGACGGACATCTTGCAGGCCAATGCCCAACGCTCCTGCGGTGTGCGCGCCTGAATCTCCCGCAGCCTCGTCGCGATCCCGTCCGGATGATCCATCACAGCGCGTCCTGCTCGGATTCGTCGCCGTTGTAGTCGTCTGAGCCATCGTCGTCATCGTCGTCGCGATGCGGCGGCAGCGTGGCGGCTTCAGGCGGGATAGAGACGACGGACACCTTGCGGGTCTGCATCGATTCGACCGCCTTCTCGGCGGCGTCCTGCGTGCAGGGCGTCATCGCGTAGATCGCGCCTGGGCCAAAGAACTTCGTATAGCCCTGCACCGCGCCTTCCTTGACGGTGCTGCCGGGAGGCACGCTCGTGCCGCCATCGTCGTAGCCGTAGTGCTTCGTGATGCGCTCGCGCTCGGCCAGCGGCGGAACATCCACGCGGAACAGCACGGCCTGACCAAAGGCTTCGGTCGTCACGAAACCGGCATACCGCTGATGACCAAACACTTCCACGATGGCCCAACCTTCAAACGTCGCTTGCTTTTCCGACATCTACGCCTCCTGATGATTGCGATGCGAACCGCTCGGCTATGTGGCGGAACGTGAACGCTGCGACCGGCCACGTCCGGTAATCTTCGTGTTCGCCAGACGATCCGATCACGACGTAGATCGTCTTGGTCTGGTCCGTCATGGCTGGGACTCCGCTTTCTGGATGGCGGCGCGGGCAGCCGCGAGCACGGAATGGCCGTAGTTCAACGACGCTCCGCTGCGCTCGAGTGTTGGGATGTAATCAGCTAGTGCGTTCTCAGCTTCCTTGAGTGCCGCCAACAACTCCGGCGCGGCGGCTATCAGGCGCCCGTCTGGATGCGCCCACGGATCGACCGCATGGAGAATGCCGCCGCGTCGACCCCTTGGCAGGCCATCGTCCATGACCGCGAATCGCGGTGTCGCACCTTGCATCCCGCAGCGCACGAAGTCCATCACGATGAGCCGTCCGCGATCGGGCGTTTGTAGGCGCACGCGCCCGAATGAGTCGTCCACCCATTCCCACGGCCCCGGCGTATGCTGCGTCCGCGTCGTCTGGTCCTGACTCATGGCTACCTCGTAAATACAAAAAGAGAAAGACGTTACGCGCGTGGCCCGCCTGTGACCTTCTCACCGACTGGATCTACCGCGCCCACCTCCACGGGCAGATCGCGGAGCTTGTCGAGAAATTCCTGGAACATCGTCCTGGAATGCTCGGCGCAGAACTCTCCTAGCACGCTGCCGCCTGCTTCGATCAGCCGCGTGGCCCGCGCCGTACACGTCTCGATGTCGCACCTCTCACGGGACCATGCCGGCATGACGCGCTCGACGAGAACAGCGTTCGAGGTGATTCCTTTCCACGGATTTCTCACCGTTGGTTCTCCTTCATCACATCCAAGGGCCTGAACAATCGTCCCACCCGAAATCCGTCCGCCGCGTAGCGCGCGATCGTCTCGTCGTGCTCCACCCCCGGGGGCGTCTGACCTTCTGCTCCGAGCGCGAACGCGCGATGGAACGCCCAGTACTCGGGCGTGCCATGCCGGGCGATCGTCGGCGGCCGGTGACTCTTCGGTCGGTGATCGTCCAGGTCGAACGGTGCTGCCGAGAGACGAGCCGAGGTATGTGCAGTCGTTGGGTCTAAGACCTCGTGTTTCCGCACCGGCCCGTCTCTCGGTGGTACCGCGTCGATCAGGACGTCATCGAATAGAGGCAGCGACATCAGACCTCGAGCCCAGCGCGCACCGCCGCCGACAATTCCGGCCCATGCTCGCGCGCCACCGCGAGGATCACGCGCTTTGCTTCCGTGTTCGCCTCCGGCTCGAGCAGAATGGCGAACCCGGCACAGAGTTGCTTGTGATCGCGGAGCTGCCGATGGTCGTCAGCGGTCCAGTCCGCGATCGGTTTCTTCCACGGGATCCCCTCATGGCAGTAGAACGGCTGGTCGTTTAGAACGCACTTCAGGAGCCCGTTGACGGTCGTGTCGAAGCCTTGCCACCCATCGGTGGACGGGTTGAAGGCGCAGCTGTGGCAGGGCCGTCCAGCGTTCGGGAATCGTTCGTAGTGCGCCGGGGCGACGCGTTTCAGGATGGCCCTGAACTCCACGATGACCCGCTTCAATATGCGATCGACCAACGTGCGCTTCCGTTGGACCGCATCGCGGCGCCGGCGCGAGACCCTACCCACGGGGCACCGCCGGCAGGTCGTTGTGCTCGCGGCCGTCGAGCATCCGCCCGCCGGCCTTCGGTGTCCGTCCGCCCCATTGCTTGAAGAAGAACGCCACGCCAGCAGATACGCACTGATCGCGCACGGAGCGAACCCAGGCGGGATCGGTCGGTCGGACGCGCGGACCACTCTCACCGCCGACGATGACCCAATCGAGCCCACGGAAGGAACCGGCATCGTGTGGGCTGTGTACGACAGTTCCACCGAGCGCGTGAACCAGACCGCCATTGTGTAGTCGGATAGCCGTAAGGTCGACTGGCCCCAGCAACGGCTCCGCAGAGATGAACCGTACCGCCGCCGGCGTCTGCAGCAGCAGCGGGATCCGCTCGGCCGCGAATCGCTGGTTCTCCACAGAGACGCCCAGCCACACGTTCGGCAGGCACCATCCCCCATTGCCGAGCCCCCACCAGAAGCCGGGACCATCAGGCTGCAGCGCCTTCGCCGCAAGCGACACGCGGTCGACCTCGTGGTGTCGGCCGAGCGTCGAGCAGTAGGCGCGCATGCGCTCGGCGCGCTTCGTGAGGATCTGGAACGTGTGCTGCGGCGCCAGCGCCATCACCGCGAACACGCGGTCGATGAACGTGTCGGGCACGTCCTGGTGAAACAGATCGCTGAGGCTGTTCACGAAGTAGACCGTTGGCGTCTTCCGACGCAACGGACCGTCCAAGCGGTCAGGATGCAACACGATCGGAATGTGCCCCTTGACGAACTTGCGGCCACGGATCCGAAACGGTGGCGTCCGTTCGATGTAGCAGGAGCTACATGCCGGGCTGATCTTGGTGCATCCCGTCGTAGGATTCCAAGTAGCCTCGGTCCATTCGATCGCGCTGTCTTTCCCCATCTACGCCGCCTTCTTCTTGCGTGGCCGCTTGAGCCACTTCGACTCGCAGCACGCGTACCCGTTGTCCCATGCCCGGCCGTGAATCGTCGCGAACGTCGCGGTCAACTCCTGCCCGGTGATCTTCTCGAGCGACTGGAGCCGTTGGAGCTCGCCACGAAAGAGCGCCAGCCGCCGCTCGACGACGTTCTTTAGACGCCCGCGCCGACCGGCCTCGGCCCGAAACGCTCGCGGCACGCACGCCACCGAACACCAGCGGGATCGCTTCCCTTTGACGCGCCACCGCTGCTTCACCCGGTTGTCGCACCCGTCACGCTCGCACTTTGGCAACAGGGCCCTCATCAGTCCGCGTCCTTTCCGGCCTGCAACTGCTTCGTGTCGACGACATCACCGCGCCGATCCTCCCGCCGCGAGTGGAAGGACGTCCGCGTCACCGCCGCCTTCACCGTGCAGGTCACACAGAGTCCCGTGAGCGGGTTGAGGTTCACCGTCGGCCGGCCCTTCGCGTCGAAGCCGCGCTGCTCCGGCGTTCCGCAGCCTGTGCACGCCCTGGCGGTCATGCGGCCCGCCTGCGGCCGCGCTGAAGCGGCACCCGCGTCATGGCGACCTCGACCTGTCCGTGGAAGAACTCGCTGCTGTAGACCAGTTTGGCGCGCGCCGCGGCGACCTTCAGGCGCTCGAGGACGTTCGAGTACGTGAACTCTTCGGAGGGATCGTCGTAGGCCGCGTGGACTTCACGCCAGACCAGCGCCTTGAGCACCCGCAGGTTTTCGACAGCCTGCGGAAATCTCCCGCGCAACGCGCGGTGATCTTCCTGATGGGTACCTATAGAAAGGCCGGGACGGGCCGGGGTCGCTGGAACCACGACAGATTCCGCGTGGAATCCCGTAGGATTCTGCGTCGAGTCCGTCTCGACCGGACGCCGCTTCTTTCGCTCCAAGTCCTTCTTGCGCTTAGCAGTTACCTCGGCCTTTGACGGCTGGTAGTCGGTGTAGTCGTGGAACCGATACCCGTGGTCGACTTTGTCGAAGATACCGGCCATGACCATCACCGAAGCAACATCGAGAGGCCTCCGATCGACCACCGTCCATGACTTCAAGATGCGCTCGGAAATGACCCCGTCCGTGAGGTTGTGGTTGCAGTAGCACATCCCTTTGAGCCAGATCGCTAGCACGCGGCCGACGCCGTTCGAGCCAAGCTGGAGACCGGCGTCGAGCACCTTCGGGTGATCCGGGAGCGCGTCGTCGACCTTGACCCACATCAGGCCGCCACCTCGTTTCCCCACACGTCCCAGCCCGGCGCTGGCCGCCTGGCGAACATCTCAAGGTAGGGCCCCGTGCTGACCATCTCCACGGTCTTCCTGAACGACTCCGGCTTCTGCGAGTGCTCCTGGCGGGGTGCCGAGAACCACGTCTTCCCCTGCGCCCGCTTGCCGTCCTCACGCAGCCGGTAGGGCACCATGCCGCGCACGCCGAACAGCACGTCCTCTGAGCAGCCGCGGAAGTACTGGCCGAGCCCGACCTGCAGGTCCGATTCGTCTGGCACTTCGAGCCGGCCGTCCTTCGCCTTCGTCCAGGTGATCTTCGTGACGTAGCGGAAGCCCCAGGCGTCCATGACCGCGAACCCGTCCTTGAGAAAGTTGTTCGTGACCCACAAGTACAAGTGCGCGTCCGGAGCCGCCCATGTACCAACCGGTAGCGCGCAAATGTCCTTCGTCGGCATCAACGGGTAGTGGCGATCGGCGCCGCGTTTGATCTGGCCGCCGCCGCGTTCGAGCCACGGGGGATCGGCCATGATCGTCTGGTAGAGCCCGACGCGTGCCGGTGGAGCGACTTGCGGTGAGAAGAGATCGAGCCCGCTCATGACGCAGCCTCCGACATCGTCAGCATAGGGTGGCGGGTATCAGACAGGCAGTGCGGCGAGAACCAGATCCGCTCCGCGTGCCGGTTGCCCTTCCCGCGCACGGTCCGCCCGTAACCGCCGCCGGCCTTCCAGTGCGTGACGGACCACGTCGACGGCATGTGCGGGCCGTGCTCGTCCTCGTAGCCACAGAGCGCGATGCGGAACTTCGGGTCGTCGCCGTTGGCGAGCGCCCAAGCGCGGACCTCGGCGCTGATGCCTTCGACGTCGTGCGAGTAACACAGCTCGCGGAGGTCTTGCTGGTAGGGCGGATCGAGGAACACGCCCGTCAGGCCGATGTACGTCGTCACCGCCGGTGTCAGCACGCGCTTCCAGTCGCCGCAGCAGACGCGCACGCGGCGCAGCCTGGCGGCAAGCTCGTTCATGTAGGCGTAGAGCCCGCCGGAGCGGTCCCGGATGCCATCGGACATCGCGCCGCGCTGGGAGCCAGAGCCATCACCGGAGAGTTGCGGCAGTTGCCGCGTGAGCCGAGGTGCGTGGACGCCTTGCCCACCGCCGCGGCCGCCGCCGTTCGGCCGACGGACGCTGGTGCGGACCGTCTCGACGACGCTCGTCTTGTGGACGCCAACGCCGCCACCGTGGCCGCCGAGATAGGGACGCTTCTCGACCGTCGACGTCATCACGCCGCCACGCCCGTTCGCGGCCGTCAAGTCGGGCCGCTGCTCCCAATCCACAATTCGGTCGACGTCGGTGCCGTTGGCGTGGCGCTGGACGCGCTCGGCGTTGATGCCCCGGTCGGCGCTCAACTGCGGCCGCCGCTTCTGGTCCGGACCGTAGCCCATACGCGGGCTCTTCTCTTCGAGATCCTGATGCACGCCGCGCCCGCTGCCGCGATCGCAGTGGGGGCGCTTCTTCTGGCCGGCCGGATATTCGTTCCGCCGCCGGCGGTCCGTCGCGCACCAGCCGGAGCCGATCCAGAGGCACTGTCCGTAGACCCACCAGCCGGCGATCTTCGCGTCGAAGAACTCCGGGTTGGTCGTCAGCATCTCCACGCGATCGCGCGCGGTCTCGACCAACCATCGGTGCCGCGCGTGCAGGTCCGTCTCATTCACCGGCCAGTCGGCGTAGAAGGCGACGTGGTCGGGATCCTTCTGCACCGCTCGCCAGAAGTTCGCGAGGTAGGCGTCCTTGTCGTTGACCGTCTCGACCCGTGGCGGAAACTCCACGGGCCGAGCGAGGAGGTTCGCCAGAGAGCCGGCGAACGGTTCGATGTAGTTGGCGACGTCACCGAACCGCGGCCACACGAGGTGCGCCGCACGGCTCTTGCCGCCGAACCACGGGAAGGGGGCACGGAGGGGCAAGGTCAGTCCTTGGGCTGCTGCGCCGCCGGCGCCGGGCCGTTGTAGATCGGCGTCTCTTCCCCGACCTCGGTCTGGATCTTCAGGAGCTCGTCGTCGAACGCCTCCGTCAGCACGTCCTGCATTCGCACCAACTCGAAGCCAAGCGTCACCTTGCTGGCCGCAAGCCGATAGCGGAGACGGGCCTTGATGGTGTAGAGCTTCGAGCCCTCGAACGGCTGGAGCCGCAGCGTGATCTCAGCAGGGATGTCGATCCGGCCGTCCTTCGTGGTCGCGGACCCCGTGACGTTTTCCAGCCACGCGAACCGGTGCGCGCCGTTCTCGGCCCGGACGTGGGACTGGAACGACACGTCCATGTTCGCTTCCAACGTGCGGGCGATCTCGACGAGTAGCGCGCCGGACGGCTCCGCGATGTCAGGAATGTTGTCCTCGAGGAACTGCGCGAAGTCGGCCTGGTTGACTTGCTTGCCGTTCGCCGCAGCCCACACGTTCCAACTCGGGGTGTGCCGCAACGGCAGGAGCGCCCGGAAAAGATCCCAGGACGTGGCGTCCTGTTTGTCTCCGGCCGGGTGGTAGTCGAGCGCGGCCGTGAACTTCGCGCCGATGCGATCAGCGAAGATGACGGTCGCCGGCGTCTTGTAGCGGTTCACGAACCGCGCGAAGCTCAACGCCTCGTAAAACGTGACCTCTCCGCGCCGAAACGGCGCCGCCAGGCGCAGGTTCTCGAGCGTCTGGATCTGCCCGTCTGCCGTCACCCTGAACGGCTTGAAGCCATCCTCACGGTGAACCGTGGCGGTAAGCTCCGCGATCTTCCGCGCCAGTTCCTCGCCAGCCAGCACGCCGGCACCGGCGTTCGTCTGCGCGTTGAGCATCTTCACGTTATCCATTCGACTGTTCCGCCCTTTCTACCGGCGGCATGTTGCGAACAACACCCATCTCCGTCAACTTCGGTTGACGCGGATCGCGACGCGACAGGTCGCTTTCCTCGGTGATGAAGAACACGGTCGTCGTGTCCTTGTCCGGCTCGGGGATGACCTGCTTGACGTCGTCGGTCACCATGAGCACCCCGCCCTTGCCCATGCTCAACTCGAACGAGATCGTGAACTTCCCCTTCCGCTTGGTGGCCTGGACCGCCTCGACCACTTCCTGCAGCTTGCGCGGCAGCTCCGCGAGCAACTCGCCGTCGCGGACGTCGCGGAGCGTGTCTACGAATGCCCTCATCTACGAACCCTCCTTTGGAAATGCCAACTCGATCAACCTGAGCGCCGCGCCGCTCGCCACGTCCCGCGGAGTCACCCGCAACAGTCGCCAGCCCATGAGCGCCAGCGCGTTGTATTTCTCGAAATCACCCAGCGCCCCGACCCCGCGCGAATGCCGACCCTGCATGAAGATGCCCCCCTCAACCTCCAACCCAAGGCGTTCGTCACTCCACGCCCAATCGATCGCCCACTTCCGCGGCTTGACCTGGCCGATCGCCTTGAGTTCCACGGCGTCCAGCGCCTTGGCGAATTGAAACTCAGGCCGCGGAACCGGCAAGCCAGACAACTCGCATTGCCGATCAAGCGCAAGCGCCGGACCTCGTCTCATGCGGCCGTGCTCCGTCCCTTGGGCACCTTCACCAACGCATACTCGCTCAACGTCCAGGTCCGTTTGCCGATCCGCCGGCGCCGTTGACGGTTCACGATGTCCCGTCGAAGATTGCGCGCCAGTCCCCGAGCTTCGCTGAGGGCAGTCCGCCACGCCTGCCGGCCGCCAAGCCGCTCGAATCGAGTCGCCTCGATCCAGCAGCCTTCACGGTCCAGCAGGAAATCCAACACGCGGCGGGCGCGGTTCGGTGGCCGTGTCATACAGAAACGCCGTCGCCGTCGCCGTAGCCGTCGCCGTCGCCGTCGCCGGAGCCGGAGCCGGAGCCGTAGCCGTAGCCGGAGCCGTAGCCGGAGCCGGAGCCGTCGCCGGAGCCGTCGCCGTAGCCGTAGCCGGAGCCGGAGCCGGAGCCGTCGCCGGAGCCGTCGCCGGAGCCGTCGCCGGAGCCGGAGCCGGAGCCGGAGCCGTCGCCGTAGAGCGTCTGGACAATGCGTCGCCTCCACTGCGCCCACGGCGCAGTAGATTTGACGTGACACCGCTCCGCGATCCAGGCCATCCAGTCAGGATTGGGGCACGCGGCCAGCGCCGCCTCATCGATCGCGCGTCGACCGGCCCACGCAATCGCCTCCTGGCATGCGCCGAGATGTAGCAGCAGCACGGCGAGTGGCGGCAGCGGCTGCTCTACCGCCACGGGGCACCTTCCCAGCGCTTCACCGCCTCCGGCGTCACTTCCAGGACCGCCGTGACGCCACGCAGCGTGATATCCGCGGCGGGACCGATCCGGCAGTCCTGACTCGGACCATTCGCTGCCAAGCCCATGAAGCCCTTGACGTCGGCGCTCCAGTAGACACAGTTACGGGCACGGGTCAGCGCGACCACATCTCCGTCTGTGTCCGTGGCGTACCCGAAGAACACGCCCCGATGCGCGGTCGTGACAATCACCGGACGCTCAGCCTTCTGTGTCATGCGATCTCCTTCTAAATGTTGGCCGGCGCGTGACGCGCTCCACGCACGCGCCGGCCGATCCGGTTACTTGGTGGCGTCCTCCGCGACCGTTGCGGGTTCCGCCGTGGTGTTGCCGGGATCGCCGTCGCCCTGGGGCGAGGCGGCCGTGTTCCCGTTGGGCATGTCTTCCGTGTCGTCGTCACGCTTCGTGTCGTTCATGTGCTCTCTCCTGATCAGCGGTAGGCCGGGACTGGCTACCGCGATGCTCTTGATGCCGTGATGATGTGGACGTGTTTCGGCAACTCCTTCGTCCCGAAGAGGTCCACGACGGCTGCTTCCGCAATCTCGAACGTCAACCGCTTGTCCGCGTTCTTCCCGAGAATCCAGAGTTGCCGCGCGTGCAGAAGCGCATGACACAGGACGCACAACAGCAGCACGTTCTCCACGCAATCCCCACCACCCTTCGATCGGAACGTCAGGTGATGGTGATGGAGCTTCTCTCGGCGGCCACAACAGCGGCAGGCGCGCTCATCTCGAGCATCGACCGCGGCGTAGACGGATCGGCGCACACTCTCCCGATCGCGCTTCAGGTCGCGCTTGTCGAATACGGACGGACGTGGCCTTGGCTGGGCGTTCGGGAGCATCAGCAGCACTCCAGGCAATCGACATTTGCATCGGACGCCCGAGAGATGAGCGGGTGTCTCTGGTTCATCCGCACGCGAACGATCAGATCCACCATGTTCGGGTAGAGATGGATCTCGTATCCGAGCACCTTGCAGCGCCGGGGCACGTCGTCAGGCCCACGCACCGTTGTGTGGTGTGGCCTTCCCTTCGTGCGCGTCACTCCGCAGAAGATGCGCACGCTTGAACCGATGGCCGGCGCCTTCGGCTCAATCGCCCGAACGAACGTCATTGCGGCGGCAACTTTCATCGCTTCAGATCCCGCATGATGGACGCCTGCTGTTCGCGATCGAAGGACGAGGACTCTCTCCCTCGAAAGGTTGCTCCGTCAGGTTCGGGAGGTTCACGATCAATTGACGGGTTGCCCTCATCGCATCGACACTTCGGAATCGTGAATCCGGCTTTGGCGAGCAGATCCAGATCCCGTCGAATCGTCCGCGTCGTCACGCCGAATGTTTTCGCCAGATCACTCAACGGCGGCGCGAACGGCAATCCTTCAAGATGTCGTTGCAGCTTTAGCACGCGGAGTAACGACACCCCACGGCCTGCGTTGGCCTTCCTCATCGCGGTTTCTCCGTCATCGGCTGTCCGTTGAATGCGATGGGCTTGCCGTTCAGGTTCACAACGCGCGCCCATCCCAATTCACGGTTCATCAAGATCAACGCCTCACCCTGCGTCCGGCGGTACCCGATGTCCTCGCCGTACTCTTCGTTCTTCCAGCGACGGACCACACGAAAGCACTTGTGCTCCGGGGCCTTGATCGCCGGATGGTAGACACGTTCCGTGACGTCGGCCCTGGCCCGCTCCGCGCCGGCGGCCGCATCCTGTTCGGCCTGGGCGGCGTCCATCCGCATGGACTTCGTCGACATCCCCGACAGGGATCGGTTGTAGCGATCGCCGAGTCCGGCTGGTCTGCTGCTCATGATGCGGTCCCTGTAAAAGCCACGGATCACGCCGCTGCGCCCTTCTTCGCTTCACGTGCGGCGGCGCGCTCGTACTCCTGCCGAACGTCGTCGCCGGGTTCCTCGAACGTGAGCCCGCCGAACTCCTGCCAGAACAACTTGACGTCCTCCAGAAACTTGGCGAACCGCTTGACCTTCATGCCGGACGTCCGGCGCACGACTTCGACTGCGACCATTTCGCCCGTCGCCGGGTTCACGTAGGAAATCATTTCCGTCGTGAACCGGACACACATCTCATCGTGGATGTCCTCTTTCGACTGCCCGGTGTAGTCGTGGACCACGTCGTAGACCGGACCCCAGAGGTAGCGGTTGGCCGCGCTGGATCGCTTGGCTTCTTCCGTCTCGAGCGTGAGCGTGGCTTCACACGTCGGCCATGTCGACAGCGCCAGATCGAGCGCCTTCCGGTCGACGTCGATCCGGCCCTTGTGGACCTTCACGCCGATCGAGAATGAGAAACCCTTGGCCATCTACAGAACCGGCTGCTCGTCTTCGACGGGCGGCAGTGTGGCTTCGTCCTGCACGATATGGAGCCGATCGAGCGCCTGTTCGGCGGTGCCTGGCATGTCGCGCACGCACGCGGCCTTCAGCTCCCTGAGCGTGGCCACGGCGTTTTCGAGCTCCAGCGCATCGCGCGACTCGATCGACGTCCACGAGAACGTTCCAAACAGGGCATGGAGGATGTCCTGCCGGATCTTCTTCTCTTCCTTCGTCTCGCCGCCCCACAGGTGACGGAGGATGCCCGCGACTTCCTCGGACGCGATCTGCCGGCGTCTAGCCATGGCCGCGCCCATGCTCTCGCCGCTCGCCGTGAACAGGTCGCTGCTGGTCCGGCTGCCATCCACTGACCGTTGCGTGGCCTTGCCGATCGCAAGCCGGTCGAAGTGTGGCCGGAAGGCGTTGAACACCGGCAGGTATCCGCCAAGCTTGTAATCGTTCATGTCCTTGAACGTGAACGTCCGGCCGTTCAGCACGCGCCAGCGGTCTTTGACGACGTAGGCGTGATGGACAATCGAGCCCTGCTTCGCGCGGGTCTTCTTCTGCCGAGAGGCTTCCGTCTGCAGCCCTTCCATCTCGATCAACAGCGACGGCTCGTAGCCGGCTTCCGATTCCGATTTCATCTTCGTGCCGAGCTTGATCAGGTCGCCCTTGGTACCGTCCTCGTCGTTCTCTTCGCGGTCCCACACGTAGCCCAGGCGTCCAGCCAAGATGACGTGCAGCGGAGAGTTGAGCATCTGGTCGGTCCAGACCTGCCACATGCTCTTGAGTTCGTCCATGTGGTGGAACTCGAGCTTTCTCCGGCGAGACTTGGCCTTGAACGTGTCGACCAACTCCTTCCAGGGATGCGTGTAGCTGTCGACGATGTAGACGCAGCACCCGCTCTGCTCGGCTTCCACGAGCCCGGCCTTCATGTCCTTAAATGCCCGGCTCTTGAAGTTCCGCAACTCGACGCCTTCCTGGTCCGCGATGGGGACGACGTAGTCCGATCCGTTCTCGGTGTCGTCCATCGCGATCGGGGCGCCCTGATGGTAGGTCTTCGACAAACCCAGCGCGATCAAGAGTGCCGTGGTCGTCTTGCCGGCGCCCTGACTGGCGAAGATTCCGACCTTGGCGGCCGATTGTTCGACGGTCGCCTTCTGTAGCAATCCCATTTACTTGATTCCTTTCGTTTCTGGCTCAGGCGCCGCCTCGATCACGTCCTGCTCGCGCGGATACGTACCGGGCTGGTCGCCCACCGACCGAGCTACAGCCATTGGTTCCTCGTTTCCGTTGCGCGGTGAATGTGTGACGCGCCACCGCTACGCGCTTTGAGAACGTTCGACGGGTCTGTGTTCCACGCAGCCGCGCAACATTGCGCGGTCGCGGCCTCTCTAAGTCCGCGAACCCGTCGAAACTTCATGCCGCACGCGCTCGTGCGTGCTCAGTCCGCGATTGCCACGTCCTGCACAGGCTTGTGAGGCATAGCGCATCCGGAAGAACACCTGGAGACCACATCCGCACGCGCACCGACGTACCGGGGCAATTGGCGCTCCTGCCGGTCGGACCTCTTCACGGTGGACCGTGCCGTCATAGACGATTTCGTACTCTCGACGGCCGACGATCAGTGAGCGATGTTCGGGATCGGTGTAGTGCGCCCGCGTCAACAGATCCAACTTCGCGTGCATCCGTTCGACCCTCTCGCGTTCGGCGGCGGCTATGTTCGGCATCAGAACCAGTCCTTGATCTCGTGACGGACAATCCATGCCCCGACGCAAGCCCATACGATCACCGCGCCGCCGAGCCAGTGGTACCAGTTCATCGCGTCACCATCAGGACGCCGCCACCGATGACGAGCGCGATCATCACGAGGGCAATCGTCAGCACGAAGCCCGCGGCGATCCAATCCCAACGGCTGATGTCGGCTTCGCGGGTCATCGCGTCACCGCCGATGGTTCCGCCTGCTCGCGCTTGAAATCGGCCAGCGCCGCGGTCACCTTCGCCTGATCCAGCCAGATGACAAGTCCGAGCTTTTCGGGAGTGCCGAGCGCCACGTCGGTAGCGGTGATCACCCGCGTGCCGAACCGGATCTCCGTCGCGCCGTCCTTGAGCTGTTGGGCGCCGCGCATGTCGGTCATGAGGTTCTGGAAGATCACGGCCTCGTCTCCGCCGCAGCGACGAATCAACTCCATGATTCCGAGTGTGGCCTTCATGACACCTTCCTCCGGTAGTCGTAGCGTTGGCTCCACTCAGCGACGTTCCGCAGCTTCCCGCGCGCGCGTGAGCCCTGGAGTTTTTTCAGGTCCGCCGGCTGTGTCTGTCGATACCGCTGGCCCGTGCTGACGTAGGACGCCTTGCGCATCTCGGCGATCGTCTGCGGCTCACGACGAGAGAACCGCACGAGCGCCAGCGACGACCAGATCGCGCGAAGGGATGTCATCGACCGTCCTTCGGCAAGGCCGCCATGACCAACGCGAACCGGAGCGCCTGCTTCATGTCACGCTCGGTGAATGCGCAGCCATCCTCGTCCTTGGACATCTCACGGACCAGACGCTTCACCAGCGTGTTGAACACAGGGTCGGTCACGTACCGCGTCGCGATCTGATCGAATGGCGTCTTGCTCATGACCGACCCTCGGCCTTGGCGATGGCGGCGCCTAGCACGGCCGTGTCGGCGTCTCGCGCGGCGGCTATGGCATCCCCATAGAGATCGGCCGCCAACGTGTTCGCTGCCTGCCAACGCCGCTCGTCCTCGTTCTGAGGCACGCCGTTCAGATTGACGGCCGCGATGAAGCCGCGACATAGGCCGGGATTCTCGTGGCAGTGGAACGGCCGCAGCCCTTCAACACAGAGTCTCGCGAGCGTGATCGTGTGCGCGGTTGTGTTCGCTTCGGTGCCTGGGCGGAAAGCGCACGTCGCGCACGGACCACCATCAGCCGGCGTCGGATGCACCGCCGCCAGCACGGCATCGCAGGCGGCGCTCGGAACACCCCAGTCGGTGGGTGCGGCGGGTTGACGATCGGACAGGGCACCGCTGTCCCTGCGCGTCGAAACGTCGTTCGTCGTCCTCATGCTGTCGCCTCCTCACGCGCCGGGACCGCCACTGTGACGATCACTTGCCGTTCCCCTTGCCGAAGTTTGTATGCCGCTCCATCGCGACTTCACGCGCTCGCCCACTCTTCGCCAGCGCCTCGCGCACGATCCGCAATGTCACGCTCTGCGCCTCGTCCCGACCGGCGCGCGCATTCATCTCGACGTGATGAACTTCCACGGCACGGAGTCCCGCAAGCAGGATCTCGTTGGCCTCGATCAGTTGACGGAGTTCTTCGGGGATGGTCATGCAGCACTCCTACGTTCCTGGCGGACTCGGTTCTCGTGCTGCATGTGGTGGGACCGGCACAGCGGCTCGTGGTTGTCGTCCGCGTTGTTCAGCGGATCGCCGTCTCGGTGGTGAACATCTGCCAGAAGTCCGCAGTGGCAAATAGGCTCAACACCCCCGTGCCTACTCATCCAGATTTGTCGCGCGCGTCGGCGCGTGGCGGTTCGGCTGAGACCGTGAGGTTTGCCCTTGTTCGATGCGCAGGCACGAGAGCAGCACTTCGCATTGCCGCGCCTGACTTCTGCTGTCCGAGCTACAAACAGCGCTCCGCAGACCGCGCACGCGCGGATGGTTACTGCAGTCTGGCGATTGGGCTGGACGAACGCGGCTGGTTGGGTTACTGTACGGCGTCGCGTCGGCTGCGATGCCTGCCTGGAAACGTTAGGGAAATCGTTAACTTTGCAAATCGCAAAGTCAACACTCCATACATTATCGGAACCCGACACTTTACCTAGGGTTTCCGCCGTCATCGTTGTAGGACGGACACCCATATTACGCAACCCTCGCAAGATTGGCGATCACTTCGATCGGCACGTTCGTCGTCTCGGCGAGCTTCAGCACCACGTCTAACGACGCGCGCCGCTTCCCTCCGAGGATGTTGCACAGGTGGGACCTGCTGATTTTAAGCAGCTTAGCCAAGTCGCCCTGGCTGGTACCCGTCGCGTCCTGCCACGCTTCGACTGAGGGAAAGGCGCGTTTTGTGCGGCGGTAATTCATGCGACCTCAGAGAAAACCGTAAGACGTGACGATATTACGCCTTTCGCTGAAGTTTGCAAGCCCAAACATGCGATAAATTAAGAAAAACTCTAACATGTAGATTCTATTGGACTTGCTAGTTTCACTGAGCAACAATCTAGCGGCGCGGCGGCGAGTGGCCGATACCGGTGGCTGGGAATAATGACCATGCGCCAAGACAACGCAGCAGCTCGCGTCAGGCGACGGATTGCGGAATGGGCAAAGGCTAAAGGGCACGGCAGCCGCAAACGCCTGGCCGATGCGGTCCGTGGCCTTTACGGGAAAGCCCGATCTTCGTCGTGGGTCACAGACCTGATCGATGGCCCTGACGATGGCGGCCAGGATTTGCGGCTACGCGACCTCGATGCCGTCGCCGACGTGATGGGCGTCGCGCCGGGGGATCTCGTTCGACGCGATGACAACATGTACGCGGAAGTCACTCCGTCAGAAATGCGGATTCTCCGCTTCCACCGCTCCATGCCAGAGGTCACGCGTCATCAGGTCATGGGGTACTTCGACTACATCTACAGCCTTCAACAAAAGGCACTGGAAGGCCAAGCGCGCGAGCGTGACGAGCGAACAGCTGAAGCCAAGCGCCAGCGGGCACGGGATGAGAAGACCCGCAAGCGACCGCCCGCGTAGGTGAAATACTGACGGCCCCAATCCAGTCAAAGGTGCTATTCTTTTGCGTCTCCACAACCGATAGGAACGATCATGAAGCACTTCAGTCTTGTCGTCGTGCTGCTCTGCGGACTCACCGGGTCCGCATTCGCACAAGCCATCCCCAACCTTCCCACGGAGCCGGCCAACCCCAAAGGCGGCGACGTCTGGATCTGGGTGGAGAACCCCGTCGGTGAGATCGGCGGTTCCTCGGTCACCGTGAACTTCTGGGCGTTCCGCTGTGGCGGGACGATCACCGCCGTGAAGCCGTCCACGTTTCGCACGGGCCCGTTGACCAACTACGCCAGCCACCTGCCACGGCCGGACATCCAGGCCGCCATGGCGTCGAAGTGCTCGAGCATTCCGCAGAATATCGGGTACGCCGTCACGATCGACTTCAACGGGCTCGCGCGCGGGCCGGAAGTCGGCTACATGGTCGACGTGGAAGTCACGGACGATCTGGGGCGCAAGACGATGCTCCGGCAGACGCGCGGGTCCTTCACGATTCGCTGAACGCGCTCCACGAACTGGAGCGCCGCCGACGGCTGGCGCGGCGATCAAGCGGCGGTAAAAGGGAAGCCACCCGAACCTCTGATACGATGGAGCGCCTGACATGCCCGAGCACGACGACGATCCGCCGAAGTGCTTCATCGACGGGATCGACCTGTCCGCGTGCGTGAAGAACTACCAGATCACGCCTGACGGTCCGGTGTATGATTTGCCGCCGTTCGGCGGCGCGGCAGGCTTGAAGCCGATGGCGCCGATCACGATCACCGGCTACTTCGATGACGGCCGCATGACGTGCGGGAACTGCGGGGATCGCTTCATGCCAGGACCGGAAGGGACGCCGACGATCACGCACGAGCCCTCTGGTGTTGCCGTGGTGGCGTGCCCGGCGTGCGTCGTGGCTATCTTGAAGGTCGACGAAACGGAAAGGATAACGCGCATGCCTCTCTCCAACGACGAACTCAGCGAACGCCTAAACCGAGCCGCCGCCGATACCGTTATCCGCTTCGGCTTGTCGTTCGCTGCGCTCAGCGCTGCACTCGACCGATCCGGTGACGCGTTGAAGGCATTCGGCGAGACGATCGCGCGCGACTGCGATCAGGCTGTCGATGCGATGACGCCAGCGGAGCGCGACCTCTACACCGCCCTGATCGCCTGCGGCACGCCACGTCTCGACGCGATCTGCGAGGCGCACGCCCTGACTGAATCAAGCGGCGGGTAAGAGGTTAGACAACCGACCTTCGCAACCGGGGCAGTTGCGGCCCAGCTCGGCTCTTCTCCGTTCTCACCCACCGCCCGAACTTGTATAGCGTGTATACTATCGGGCGGGCGCTACGGGCGCGGGTGCGGCAGGGCTTGAATCCACCGTGCCCGTTCCCTCTCTTCCCGCCGTTCCCCACTCCACTGGATCGAGTCCTTCCCGGTCCCCTACTGCTGACGGCGCAACGCGGCAGAGGTCCGACTGCACTCCTTGCACATTGACGTTGGGGCGCCGATCGGCTGATATGTCGTGGCTGTTCGTCTCGCATAGAATTCTGACCGCGGCCGAGCGCGCCGACAGCTTGAGCAGACCGCATCTTGATCGGGATTGCCACCGGCCATTACCACCCTGAATCTCTTGTGCAAGAGCAGGTGATACCCCTGGTCCTGGCAGATCACGAGAGGCGCTTCGGCTTGCTTCGTCCCATCCGCGTGATGAACGACGGCGCCAAGAGGCAGCGACTTGCCCAGCGCTCGCTCCGCTCGGAGCACATGGATGCGAACGTTTTTCCGTCCATCCATCGTGGTCGGGTAGCCCTTCCTGTCCTTCGCGCTGTTGTGACCCTTTAGATACCGACGCCACACACCAAAGCGCAGGACGTTTTTCACGCGCCTATTGACTGGGTTCCCGCAGCCGCACGCGCACGCGGGTGGATTAGTATGCAGATCAGCCATGCGGCACCGCCTCCTAAGCGGTGTTCTTGGTTAGGGGCTCGCGGGCTGCTTCAACGGCTCGCGAGTCCCGTCTATTTTACATCCTCTTCGCGGCAGCAGCGTGACCGGATCCAGGTCCTCGCGACAACAAATGCACACGTCCTCGTTGTCGCGGTAGAAACCTGACGATCGTTCCGCCTGCCCGTGTCGGATGAAGGGCACGTGGCATTCCGGACAGAGGATCGTGCGCGGCTCAATCACCAGCGGCATCGGCCTGCGCGAGCGCCTTCCGCCGATCGGCGTCCGCGATCACCGCGTCGAGCGCCGCCGTGTCGGCTTCGATCCCGTTCGCCGCGAGCACGTCCTTGATCTGATTCCACGGCCCGGCGCCGGCCGCGAACACCTGCTGGCCGAGCGCCAGCCACTTCAACGCCGTCTGTAGTTCGTCCATTTACACCCCTCCAACCTTCTGCGCCAACGCCGCCTTCTGCGGCGACGCGGGCATCAACGCGAAGATGCGATCGATGATCGCGGCGATCCGCCCGAGCAGCGCCGGGACGTCGGCCGACGTGACACCACCAGGCCGCACCGCACGGACCAATCGCGCCACCTGACCATCCAGGTCGAACGCGGTGACAAGCTCGCCGGCGATCCGGCGATGCACGTCAGGCGGGACGCAGGCAGGCGGCGCCGGCGCAGTCACGGCGTCACAGACCAGCAGCCGTTCACCGTCCTGCACGGCGCTCAGGACCGCGTGAACGCTGACGATGCTGACGGTGGCGACGTGTCGCGGACCATGGAGAGACGCGCACGACGCCGACAGCAGCGCCAGCACGATGAGCAATCCAGCCTGCCGCAGGACGTGACGGCGCCACCCAACGAAGCCCGGGAACAGGCGTGCCGCCTCCGCCTCGTTGAGTCGTCGGTTGGTTTCACGTTGCGCACGGTACCGGTCGATCTTCATGGCTTGCCCTTGTCTGCCGCCGCGGCGGCTTTGTTGTCCGCGATTTCCCCAGCGACTCCGGGCGGCAGCGAGGACATCGGCGTGACCTGGGCGCGCGTCAGCAGCCCCAGGATGATGCCCACAAGGCCGGTGATCGCCGCCTGCTGGGCGCCCGTGATGGGCACGTTGAACGAGATGAGTAGTTGCATGAACGCTTGAAATAACGTGGTCCCGCCAGCAACAAGGACCATGACGGGTTCGCCGCCGAGTTTCTTCCAATCCATTTTTGTGGTTCCCTTCTACTTCGTGATCTCGATGACGCGGATCCCAGGCTGGTCCGCGATGGTGCCGACAGGGCGCCAGCCGCCCCCCCACACGACGCGCGGGTCCGACTTGAGCCCGACGAGCACTGTCCATCCCCTGTTCTGAGAAACGAAGCTGTAGGCCCGCACGATGCCGTTGTCGAAGTCGGCGCCGGCGACAGGCGACCCAGCCCAGCCCGCGTTGATGAAGTCGAGACGACTGTGGGTATCGATCGCGCGCCAGCCGGCGACGAACGCTTCCGCGCATGCGCGCGTCACTGGACGCAGCGTCCGCGCCCACAAGCCGTCTTCGGAGTGAAAGACCGTTGCGAGCTCGAAGCCGCGGCTGAGCAGCCCTGCGGCGAAGAAAAACGGCGGATCGTTCCGACGTTGCTTGGTGCCGGTCGCCCCGCCCATCTGTTCATCGGCGCCAATCATTTCGCCGTTGAACATGGGGGTTCGTTGCGACTCGCGCACTGCCGCGAGTTCGCGCAGGCGTCGGACCTGGTTCCAGGTGTCCCTGTCGCGGTCAAGGTGCGCGTCATTGAACAGCCCGCCGGCGGTGGGATACGTCCCCTCCGGCGTCGGCTCATCGGTCCCCAGCGGGGCGCCCAGCGTCCACGGGAGGCCCGCCGGAACGACGCGACGCATCGTCGGCAGGAGCCATCCGACGTCGCTGGCGAGGTCGCTCAGCGAGGGATGGCCGATCTCATTGGCCCCCTCCAGGAGCACCCCAGGCCGGCCGCGCAGAACGGCCGCGACTTCGGTCAGGTGGTACTCCACGTCGTAGGCGGGATCCTTGCCGCCCGTGATGGCACAGCAGTAGAGGCCGAGTCGGCGCCGCTCGAGCGCGGCCAGCAGCCCGGGAAGCGCCACGCGCGCGGACAGCGGGGTCTGGTTGGCGTACCCCAGGTGCCCCGCGAACGTACGCACCCCGTTGAAGCCCAGCCCCACGGTGTCGTCCAGGAAGGCGTCGCGTTCGTCCGGAGTCCGCGCCAGCAGCGTGAGGCCCGACTGGTAGAGCGGGCGGTATGTCCCGGCGGCGGTGACGAAGAACAGCCCGTCGACGCGGATGTCAGCCAGCGCTGGGAGTGCACCGCCGCCGGCGCGCAGTTGGCTCGCGACCGGAAACCCGATCACAGTTCCACGACCGTGAGGCAGGCCGAACACTGACCGGCGCGCGCCCCGGTGTACTGCGCCAGCACGACCTCCGGACCGCCGGCGCCGAGCTGCCAGCCGGCGAGCTGCTCATTCTCACCCCAGTCGTCCTCAGGCTTCCCGAAGAACTGCTGACAGACGTTGCCGCCGAACTCCGTCGCGTCGATGCTCAGGAGCGCTCCGGTCGTCTCGTGCGTCGCCTTGAACTTGCCACCGGCCGCCGGCTGCGACAACTCGAACCGGCACGCCGGATCGGTCTGGTCGGTCCGGTCGAACAGCACTCGACGCCAGCCAGGCCACGGGGCCTTGCCGGTTTCGGCGGGATCAATGCGGGCGAAGTAGACGCCCAGGCGGAACGCAACAGGCTTTGGAGTCATGAGGTCCTCAAAGGGAACCGCGGGCGGATACGGCCACGGTTCCGGAGACGGCGGCTTGGGTGGTACGGGCGGTTTCGGGGGTTCCGGCTTGGGCGGCACGGGTGTCGGCGGTTCCGGCGGGATCGGCGGTACCGGTATTGGCGCCGCGGTGACCGGCGGCATGGCGCGGAGTTCCGCGAACGAGCACCAAAGGATCGTGGCCGTGCGCGTGTCGTAGTTGCAGAAGCCGATCGCGAACGCGTCACCCCTGCGCCGGACGCGGACGTTGCGGATCGTGCCGAGCACACGCTCACCAGAGACCTCGAGACGACGCAGGACGCCGTCATCAGCGAACCGGACCTCGGCACCCTGATTCGGCTTGGCGCCCTGCCCGATCGCGACATCGCCGTAGTCGGTGAACTCGTACAGGCCGCGCGCCGCGTCGACGTAGGTGGCTTCGCACGTCAGGATCGTCCAGTCGTCACGCACGTACCGGTAACCCACCGCCGGCGGGACGCTGATGATCGCCGGCTGATCCGCCCCGTCGAAGATGCAGGCGTTCGGCCCGAAGGCCACGCCGAGCGCGGTCCACTCACCATCCCAGAGCCACGCCCGATCGTCCTGTTGCCCCTGGCAGATGATGCGTCGGCCATCGTCCGCGATCCGGCAGTAGGACGCCGACGTGTTGCCGGGCGGGAGCGGACGCATGCCCTGATTGGTTCTGACTCCGGAGCCTGGAATGTTGAAAATGAACGCGCCGCCGGGAAGTCCTTCGCAGAACCCTGGCACGTTCCCGATCCACGTCTCGGTTTCGGTTCTCATGGCACGTTGTAGAATCTATGAACGCCGACTATCGCCGCCGGCGTCAGACCAGCAGCCCACTTCGGCGGAGCAGACATCCAACTCGCGTAGTAGTGATCAGCACCGTTGACGCGGTCCTCTTCGATCGATCCGCTGATGAGACCGTCCGCAATCCAGAGCGCCTGCCGCGGCCACGGCTTCGCGCCTGACAGGCCCGCTTCGCACCGGGCCAGCAGCATGCGATAGTTCTGTTCCCCGCCCTGCGGGATCCAGCAGGAGAATTGCCACTTGGCGAGACAGACACCGGCCCACGTATCCGCGAATCGTTTCGGACGCAGCAACCGATTGCGGATGACGCACCCGATCGCGATCTCCCCTTCGATCGGTTCGGCTCGAGCTTCCGCCCAGATCGTCATGCCGACCACCTGGACGGGCGAAAGCGCCGCCTTGATCTGCGCGTCGTTTGGGTAGAGCGTCACGGCCCCACCTTTGGCGCCTGTGCGTTGTCACGCTCCCAGCGATCATGATCGACGATCGACTGCTGGATTGCGTCCAACTGCGTCGTATCCGGTAGGGTGGTAGTGGTGTGCAAACGGTCCCCCCAAATCTTGACGAATTGGCGAATGTGCTCCTGGTCCCGACGTATCCGCATCGCGATCACGATCAGCCAAAAACAAACGAACGGCTGGATCAAGATCTCGATGATCAACAGCCAGCGCAACGTCTCCCGCATCCACGGGCTCATTTCGCCATCCTTTGCACGAGTTGAATCAACGCGGTGATCGCCGAGGTGTTTTCCTTCACGACCGCCATGAGCATGTCGGACTGTCCCCGCCATGCCTCGGCATTCGACTTCATGTCCTTTCGGTACACGAAGAACATCATCCCGGCGAGCGTGCCGCCGACGCCGAGACTCCCGAGATACTTCAGGGTGTCCGCGTCCACGGTTAGGCTTTCGCCAGCCGCGCGATCTCCTGCTTCACGAGCAGGAACGACCGCGGCGCCAACGTGAAGTACTCGAAGATCATCTTCGCGCAATCTTCTTTCGTGTGGCAACGATCGCGCTTGAACATATCGATCAGTGCCGCAATCGCTTCCGCCGACGGCTTCTCCACGGTAGACTCGCAGCAAATCTCCTGGACACAATTGAGCAGTTCTTCCATAGCTACTTCGCCCCCCGTCTCGCGTTGTCGTTTTCCAGTTGCCGAATACGAATCTCGAACGCCTTTCCGGTGACTTCCAACTCACGAATCCGCGAGTCCCGCGTCGTGGCGTCACGCTCCGCGAGCTTCGTATCGCCCTCCATCTGCTTCGCGATGATGCTCAGGGCGGTATTGATTTCCGCGAACTTACCCTGCATGCCGTACCACTGCGCCGCCAGCGCCAGCACCCACACCACAATGGCCGCAACTGTGGTGGCCGAGAATCGCGACTTTTCGACATCCACGGTGCGCCTCTCTCGAGTCCCCGATCGTGCCGAACTCCGACGTGTCGCCATGAGACTCCCTTTACGTCTAGCAGGGAGGCGCCCTAATGTTCCGCCCGGTCGATCCGATAGATCATCGGGGGCGGTTCAGGCGCACTAACCTGCGTCATCTTCGTCACGGGCTGTATCCCGTGGTGAGGGGAACCGCCCCCACTCGGATCGATCTACGCCTTCGCGTCTGTTGCCGGATCGAGCTCGAACATCGGTCCGAACGCGATCAGGTCGTTCCCGGCGATGTCCGGGTAGTCCTTTACCATCTCCCGCGTGATCGGGCCGTACGTGATCGTCGTCTTGACGGCCAGCAGTTCCTTGACGCGCGTGGTGTACTCGGCCATGTGCTCGCGCTTCACGGCCATGACCGGCGCCGGCCCGCGTTGTGCCCGCTCCGCGCCCGTGGGCGGACGCTCCTCGCCCAACTCGGCGATCAGTTCGTCCCGTCGCGCCTCGAAGTGCTTGACCTCGGCCAGTGAGAGCCGCTGCAGCTTCATGATGTGATAGCGCAGCTGCTCGTCGACACGCACCTTCAGCACACTGGAGAACGCGGACTCCTGGTTGCGGTCCATCGTGTGGGCCTGGATCAACTCCTCGTACGTCGCTACGATCTCTTTCGCCATGAATCTCCTGTTACTGCGTGGTGACCGTGACGGTATTGCTTTCGGCCATGCGCCCCGTCGAGTCATAGAGCCTCAACTTGATCGTGTGCTGATGGTTGCCGATCCAGCCAGGCTGGAAGACGGCCATGTCGACGAGCGACGTCACCCCAACATGCATCGGCACGAAACAGAAACCCTCATACGCCGCGTTGACGTCTGACCGGAGGTAGCGATACACGGAGCCAGGCCCCGACTGGACGCTCTGGACGCCGTCGACCACGACCACGACGCGCGCGTCCGGATCCTCACACGCGAACACCCACCCGTTGACGAACACGACGCCCGGTGACGACTCGTAGGCGGTATCGATGTTCAACCGCATGCGCAGGTCGCCAGTTCCATCCTGCCGACGCTGGATCGCATCAACTTGTTGCTGCAGGACAAAGAGCATCCGCAGCATCGTCAGCGGTCCGCCCTGCGCCGTCAGGGGGATCGCGACCAGCGCGATCAATGCGGCGACGATTCCCATACGCAGGCGTCTCATGCTCTCAGCCTCGCCACTTCTGATCTCAGCGTCGCCACTTCAGATTCCATCGCGGTGATCCGCGCTTCATGGTCAATCTCGTAGATCATCATCTGCTCCGCGCCCTGCCAGAGACTAGTCACGATGGACCCGAGGGAGCGCCGCGTCTCGAAGTTCTCTGCCGATGGCATCCACGGCAGGCGCCGCTCCGCCTGCGCGATGGCGGCCACTTCCGCGATTGAAAACAAGCGCCCGGCGTGCTCGATAGACGTGCGGCCGTCGTAGTGCAGGTCGAAGAGCCAGTCTGTCAGCAAGACGTTGTCGTCGTACACCGCGACGGCATTGATGGTCCCGGCGCCTTTCGATCCGCCCGTTGGCGCGCCCCACACCAGGCCCCCGCCCGCGCCACCTGTCGAGAAGTCCACGTACCCGGCCTGCACCACGTCGGTGCCTGATGCGGCGTCGTCTTTCGTGAAGAACAGCAGACGCCCGCCGTTGCTGCTTGCCCCGACGCCTCCGACCGCCTGGATCGTGGCCTTCCGCTGGGCTGTACCCTGGAGATAGAAGTTGATGTTGGCTAGCGAGGTCGAGCCGGCGACGCCGACCGCCTCGCCGTTGTTACCGGCCATAAGGTTCGCGTTGCTCTGCGTGTACGTCGTCGAGTCCGACCCTGTACCAGTGCGCAGCGTGTGGCTCGTCGTCACGATGTGCTGGAGGCGGATCGTGTCGGAGGCCGTCACCGTCACACGGCCGGGATGGGTTTGCGTGGACTCCAACGTGATGTCGGCCGTCCCGAAGTTGCCCAGCCCGATGCGGTCCCAGCCCTTTGCCGTCAGAAACACGTAAGCGTTGCCGTACTCTGTGGCGTCACCAACAACTGTGTTTTCCAGCGTCAGGTACTGGTCGGCGGTGCCGTCTGCGCTCCAGATGGCGTAGACATCGCCGGTGTCACCAAACCCATTCACCGTCGGACGCGTGAACCGATAGGACGACTGGCCGGAGTAGGAACTGCCGGAGGCCGGCGCCAACGTGATCCCCGCACTGCCAATGGTGAGGTTCGCGGACACGACCGTCAGGTTCGTGCCGTCCCACGCCACCCGGTTGCCGGCGGCGGCACCGAACGTGAACGTCGTGGACGCCAGGACGGCGTAGTTGGTCGTCCCCACACGGAATCGGATCCCGTTCGTGGCGTCGATCACGAGGTTCGCCGCGGCGGCATCGCCCATCGCGACACCGTAGAGCGAGCCGCTGACGCCGTACAACCCGTCCAGATTCCCGATCGCCCACCGCGCCGCGATGTCGCTGTAGGTTGTGCCGGTCCGCACGTTCCCGACGATCGTCGGTCCAGTCCCACTCAGCACGCCAGCCGTCGAGTAGATGTCGATGAAGCCGTTGACGGTGTCGACGGCCGCATCGCCCGCGTACCACTGGTCCGCCCCGGACCCGTCGAGATTTCTCGTGACGGTGTAGGTGTAGGCCCCCGCCGATCCACCAGCCACCGACGCCACCGCCATCCATTCGAGCTTGCCTTCGGCTTCCAGACGGATCCGATCCCCGTTCGTGAAGTTGTTGTACTTCACGGTGATCAACGTCCCGGCCGGCGCGAGATCCGCCGTCAGGATGTTCGTCGGCGCCACGATCACCCGCCCGCCGATCGTCGCGGTCGTGTTCTGCGCCACCAGCGTCTCAACGACCAGCTCCGCAATGTGCGCCTGCAGGAACTTCGTCGCGGTCGCGCCGAGATTGCTGACGTAGTTCGTCGCCGGTAGGACGTGCGTCGTGAAGGTGCCGGTCCCGGTGACAGCGAGGGCGCCCGTCAACGTGAGCAACTGGCTCGCGCCGAACGTCGCCGCCAGCGTGTTCCGTGAGTAGACCCGCACGTCGCCGGACGCATGCGAGGCGGTGATCGACACGCCCCCGGCCCCGGTGGCGATGACCTCTCCAGCCGCTTGGACCGCCGATCCGGCCGTCGTCCAACCCTGCGAGTAGGCGATCAGGAACGCGCCCGTCGTCCCGGCCGTGGCCCGCATCGAGGCCGCCGCCGTCGGCCCGGAGGTCGTGTTCTCGACGAACAGCCGATTCGTCGTCGCGCTCGCGCCGCTCCAGGTGTGGACCCCGGCGGCCGTGTGCGTGTTCACTGCGCCGAGCAGATCCACCCCGGTGAGATTGACGCCCGACAGCGAGGCGAAGTACGTCGAGCTGATCGCCGGGATCTTCCCGGTGGAGTCGATGATCCCGACCGCACCCGATCCGGCCGTGATCCCACTCGATACCGCCAGCGCCCCCGCGCGCGAGAGCGTGAGGATCGTCGCCAGTACGGCGAACGCATCCGTGAGCGTCTGGACCTGCAGCACCCCGCCCTGTAGATCGAACCGGATCGCCTTGAGGTCGGCGCCTTGGTCGGTCTCGTTGAGGTACAGCGCCGGCTCCGTCGTCGAGATGAACGGCGCGGACGTGAACGTCCAGGCGCCCGTGGCGGACGTCGCCCCGCTGATCGTGGGCACCACCAACGACCCAGCGATCGTCATGACCGTGCCGCTTTCGCTGAGGACCGAGTCGGTCAGGATGGCGCCCGTCGCCCACTTCGCGATCTTGCCGGCGGTCCCGGATCCCCCGACGCCGCCGCTGGAGACGACCGTGACGACGCCTCCGGATGACGCCCCCGTGCTCGAGCCGCCCCAGGCCATGACCGTCTCACCGATCGACGCCGGGAGGATCTCGCCTTCCACGGCCGTGACGTTCCGCCGCACGCGAATCCCCGCGGTGTTCTGGATCTGCACGTCCGTGATCACGAACTGACCGCTCAGGTTCCGCTTCGTGATGTCGAACAGCTGCGTCTGCCCGGGATGGATCCCCGTCTCGAAGGTGCCGTAGCGCACCGTGCGCGGTTGGCGCATGTCACGGGCGAGGTAGGCATCGGCGAGCCCCTGCGCCACGAGCCGGATGAAGACGGTGGGCTCGGCGTACGTCTTGTCGCGACGGTCCGCGGCGGCTGCGCCGCCGTCCGCGAACACGGACAGCGGAAACTGTCCCGTGTAGCTCATCTCGATGTAGTGCCCCACCGCGATCACGGGGTAGCCCGGATCCTGAATGATCGCGTTCGTCGCGGCGTCGAACGTCCATTCCATGGTGTCGACGCCGTAGACCCCTACCAGGAACCCGCCAGCCCCCCCATCGATCCGCAGCGCCCCGATCAGCGCAATCGCCGTGACGTCCAGCACAAACGACCGCGTGACGCCGTCCCCGTCGTGGCGCTCGAAATAGATGTTCCGTGTCCCTTCGCCAGCCAGGACCGTGACGTAGTTCGCGTAGTTCGAGGCGGTCGGTTGTTCGACCGTGATGTCCCCGTCCACGTAGTCCGCGACGTCGACATCTTCCACGTCGAACGGCGCCGGAGTGGCCGCGATCTCGTACATGCCGAGGACTTTCTCGTAGCTGATGTTCCAGGTCCACGCGTAGTCGGTCAGCGCCGAGAGTTGATCGAGCACGTCGCGCAGGCGTTCCCCGTCGAAGGACAGGGCCGGGAGCGTCGGGCCTGTCGCCTGCGCCGCATCGAGCGTGACCCCGTAGTCGTCGTAGTAGGGCTCCAGCGCGATGAGCGCGGCTTCCAGAGACCCGGCCGCGATGTCGAGCACGACCTGTCGACGATCGGCGATCTCGTTGTAGTCGACCGCCGAGACCCGCAAGGTGATCGCGTCGGTCGCGGAGACCCCGCCGAACCCCGCCTCTGCTGGCTGGTCGATCGTCCCGCCGAAGATGAACGTCCCGTCTTCTGTCAGGTCGATGTCGTCGCCGACCTCGAGCCGGAACGATCCATCGAGCGACAGCATGGAACCGTCGAACAGGTTCCGCCCGTTCGGCGCCTCACGGATCGAGAACCCTGGCTGGAGGGATTTGGCGCTTGCGTTAACGCGAAACACGTAGACAGCCACCTACCAGCCCCTACGGTCTTTGGCTTTCACGACTGCCTTGAGAAGGACGTCACCGTCCGGCATTACAACCGTGACCTGCGTGTCGCCGGCACCGGACGTGCTCGCGCGGCTGGATGACGCGCCGCCGCTGTACCCACTGTCTCGGCTGGACGTCGGCACGCCGGACGGGACGTACCCGTAGCCGCTCCCGGTCTGGAAGCCAGGCACCCCGTACCGTGTCGGGATGTCGAGCCCCTGCCCGAAGATCCGCCGCAACTCGTTGTAGGTGTCCGTCCCGGCAGCGAGCACCTGGTCGAAGGTCTCTTGCTTCGCCGCGATCTCGGCGTCGCGCATGATGATCTGCGCGGCCTTCTCGGCTTCGATCTGTTCCATGCGCGCCCGTTCTTGGGTCTCCACAATCCCCATGAACTCCTCGGCCGCTTCCTTCGAGACGGAATCAGACAGCGACCTGTATTCGCTTTCGAGCTTCGAGATCGCGCCGGAGTACTTCTCAGAGATCGCGTCGAGCGCGGCTTGCTGCGCGGCGGACGACTCGGCAGCGGCGGCGGCGACCTCGGCGGTCTTCTCTTTCTGTTTCGCGAGGGCCGCCGTGATCTCCTCGATCGTGGCCTTGGCCTGGGCCGGGTTGTTGCGGCCGGTCCCTTGGGTCAACTTGATCCAGAGCCGTTCCCCTTCAGCGCCGAGCGCGTTCAGCGCCTCGTGCAACCCGTCCGGACCATCGAACCCGCCCGTGAACGTCGCTGCGAAGTCCTTCACGGCATCCCGCCCGGCCGTGCCGAACAACTTGTTCCAGATGGCGCCAGCGAGCGGACCGATCAGCGAGCCGATGATCGGCAGCGCGCCAGCGAACACCTTCCCCAACGCGCTATTGAACAGCGGCCCCGCCTTGTCCACCGTGCCGACGAGCGACTTCCCAAGGTTCCCCATCGCCATCGACCCGATCGCACTGATCCCGGACTTGAGGGCGTCGCCGCCGCCCTGGAACGCCCCCGTGATCGTCTGCGCGAGATACTGACCCATCTCCGCGGACGTCCCGAACATGCCCTCCCAAATAGATTGCCGCGGCGCCTTCGGGATGATCGGCTTCCCGATGTCGATGTCCTTGTTCCCACCGAACGTCAGGGAGCCGACCGTGATCGTCTTCGACATCGCGCCCAGTTGAGCCACGGCCTTGACGTACGCATCCACGTGCGACGCGTTGACCGCCACCTCGGTGCCGATGTCCTTCAGGTTGAGCGCGGTCAACTTCAAGCTTGGGTGCAGCGCGTTCGTCACGCGTGCCATCTCGTACAGGCGGTCGGTGAGCGTCGCGCCTTCACCTTGGAGCTTGATGGCTTCCTTGACGATGGCGTCGATCTGATCTCTGGTGAGTTGTCCGCTGGACGCCAACCGCCTGAACACGACATCCAGGTCTTTCATCGCCGCGGTCGCGTTCGCTCCCGAGTACTTCTTGAACAGGGCGTCGATCGCGTCCGCGTGCCTTTTCGCCGCTTCGGTGGCTTTGTTCATCGCCTCGCGTTTCTTGTCGAGGGCGTCGCCCTCGGCCAACAACGCCGCCACGTCGAACTTGGGCATGACTACGCCGGCGCCGACCGCACGCGGATCGGCCCCAACCTTCGGCAGCTTGCCGAGACTGCCGACGGCGGCCTCGGCCCACCGACCTAGGTCCTGCAGGTCCTCCGAGGCCTGCTTCGTGTCGAGATGGAGCGCGGCGAAGAACCGCGCGGCGTACTCCTTTTCCTCAGGCGAGTTCCATGCCGTCAACATCTTCGAGACGCTGGCGATCATTTCGCCGGAGATGATCGTGACCTTGTTCCCGAGCTTGGTCCACGCATCGCCGGCATCATCAAGACGCCGAATCGTTTCGGCCGACATCACGTCGGCGGACCGGCCCGTCTCGACGAACCCTTCGGCCATCGCCGCGAGCATGGCCTTGCCGCCCTTACCGAACAGTTCTTGCTGGACCTCCGCCTGCTTCATGGCGTCGGTCATCTTCGACACGGCCGTGACAGTGACTTCGAAGGCTTCCTCCGGCTTCATCGCGCGGATCTTGGAGAACTCCAGGCCGGCGTCCGCAAGCGCTTCGCGCGTTGAATTCTCGCCGGCGCCGAGCGACTTATTCATGAACGACAGCGCCCGTTCGACGTCGTCGATCGTACCGCCGCTTAATTTAATGGCGTAGTCCCACCGTTGCACGGCATCCGTGGACACCTTGAGCTGCGCCGCCAGGTCTTGCACGTGGCTCGCGGAGTCAATCACGCGGCCGACGAATCCGACAACGGCCTGCGCAGAGAACGCGATGCCGACGGCGGCGCCGATCTTCGTCAGCGTGCCCAGTAGGTTCGCGCTGCTCCCTACGCCGCCTTTAGCGGCATCGTCTACGGCCCGCAACTTGTCCGCGGTCTGCTGCATCAACGGAGGGATCGGTTGGCCTGTCTGTTTGAGTTGCGCCAACCCAGCATCCAACTGCTTGAGATTCTTCGCGGCATCGGCAACGGTCAGCGTCGACACGCTGACGTCCTTCATGGCCGCCGTGATCGTGGCCGCCTTTTCGACGACGAGCGCGCCGTTGCGCGCCCACGTCTCCTGCATCTTCGCAATCGACGGTCCGTACGACTCGATCGCGCCCTTCCCCGCGTTGAGGTTCGCGATCAGCTCCGCCGTATTGGAGACGATCTTGACGGCAAGTTGGGGTTGAGCCATCTACCTGCCCACGTCTTCAAGCCACTGGACGATCGCGTCCGTCAGCCGCCGCATGTGTGGTTCTTGTTCGAGCCTAGCCGAACTGAAAAAGAAAGGCCTCGCGTACATGTGGACGGTGCCCCATTCCAAGTACTTGTCGATCGGGTCCTCTCCGATCCCCGTGCGGTACCCGAGCACGACGTAGCCCTGGCCGTCTCGGCTGAGTTCGTAGTGGATCTCTGACGCCGTCTCACCCGTACGCCGTTTGGCTCGGTTCTTCGCCTCAGCGACGATCCGCTCTGCCGTCTCACGCGCCGCGGCACGGCACACAAAGTCCGCCGACTGCGCAAGGCGATCGAACAACGCGATCAGCGCTTGGGAGTCGACGGAGGCGGAGAACATGGGGCCGGCCATCAGAGGTTCTGTTTCCTTTTCTGTCGCTCTTCCTCAGCGAGCGCGAAGTCGATGTCACTCACGAGCGCGAAGAACGGCGTCTTCGGCAGTCGCGCTCTCGCTTCCGCCGTGTCCGCCGCCTCCGTCATCTGGTACGCCTGCTTGTAGCACTTCGCTTCGAGCATTTCCTCGAGATACCCGATGGGTTGTCTGTCCATCTCGACCTGAATCTCAGACGGCAGGCGCCCTGGAAAGTGCTCACAGAGATCGGCCATCCGCAACATGTCTGGATACGGCGCGTCCTCGTCGCCGTCAAGCGATCGGTGAATCGCTTTCAGTCTTTTTTTTTGCGTCCTCCCGCTTGTCAAAGTCGAGAAACAGTGCCGGCTTGGTGAACCGCAGGACTTCGCGCGCGATGAATTCCAGACGCTCGGCATCGAGCTCGTCGACTTCGGCATCGGTCACAGGGATCGGCGTGCCGTCTTCGAGATCGACGAACGTCCAGGCCGTAGCGCCGGACTTCACGAGGGTGAGTTGATCGAACGCATGAACGGGATCGCCGATCACGGCCGGCTCGCCAGAGGCCTTCCGTTCGGCCGCCAGTTTGGCGTGCTGCGCGGCGACACGCTCCCGGTAGGCATCGCCCCCCATCTTGTCGACGTACTCGTTCAGGGCGAAGTCGCGCTCTTCGTCGGCCTTGCGGAGATGGCGGCCCGCGAGCTTCTGGATCGTGACTTCGTGTGGGGTGCCGTCAGGTCTCGGATCGAACGGGATCGTGATGGTCTTTTTGCTGCGACGTGAACTCATGGAACCCTCTGAAAGAGGAGAACGGGTGGGCCGTGACCCCATGCCACGGCCGGTCCGTCTCGTGTTTCACCTACTGACGATTAACTCCACGCGCCGTCGAAGCCGCTGGCGCCCTGCGCCGGCCGCAACACGACCGACAGCCGCGTCAGTTTCTCGTTGACGACGACGGGTTCGGTCTTGATCAAGTGGTAGTGCCCTGACCATGTCGCCCCCGTCGCGACCACCGCGGAGACCAGTCGACCCGCACTCCCGACCGCCTTGTCACCCGCGACCTGTTTCAGCACGGTCCATGACCCAACCGTTGCGGCTGTTTCATAGAGCACCGAGAACACCAGGTCCGGGCTCTTGGTCATACCGACCGGCGTGTGTCCTTCGGCCGTTGATCCGAACGGATTGGACTGCTCGGTGATTGACTCGATCGCCATGCCGCTGATGGACTCCGGCGCAGGCGAGATGGTCCGCGCCGTCCCCCCAGGCGAGTCTTCGATCGAAAACGTGAAAGAAACGGAGCTATCTTTTGCCATGTGCGTTCCCGCCTTCGTGCCCGCTTATCGCGGGCGGTTATCGTCTGCGTGCGTGACGCCCTGTTGCGCCTGACGGGCCTTCCGCATCTCCACCCACGAATCGAGCGCCTTCCGTAATCCAACCACGTATCGATACGCCGTCCACCCGCTGGCGAGCTCTGACGGACTCTCTTCGGTATCCAGAAGGAACTTGATCGCCCGCTCCGTCTCGGCGGCTGACGCCAACGCACCAGCCAGCCGGTCGTCATCCACCTACGCGCCGCCTCTCGCAAACCCACCGAACACCGTGATCGATCCCGCGGTCGTCAAGTCGCCGACCCATGCTAAATATCTCCGAACAATCGTGGTCACAGCCGCGGTTGCTTTGCGCTCAGCGACGTGCGCGCCCGAGGCGGTATCCGTGAACGTGATCAGGTCGGCCCAGGTCACTCCGTCGACGGAATGCACGACCTTGCCGACGTTCGCCGTCACACCTGACCGCGCCGTGAGCTGCATATGGCCGTAGCCCCCGCCGGCCCACGAGACGCGGATCAAGTACCCGCCCGTGCCATCGTTCGTCACGTCCACGGGAATCGAGAACGACGTCGCGTTGATGACGGTCACGGTGTGACCGATGCCTGTCCAGGCTTGTGCCGCCGCCGTGTCGTTGATGTCTGGCGTGATCCCGCCGGCCATCTCGAAGATCGCCACGACGTCACCCGTCACAAGATGGTGATCGTCTGGTGTCGTGATGATGCTGATCGCCGCCGCTTCCACGCTGGCGCCCGTGATGGGCACCCGGAGTGCCGCCGGATCGTCCGCGTAATCCACCGGCGTGGCCTTCGTGTCCCAGTCGATCGTCTGTGCGGCCAGGGCCTGGACGATTTGTCCTTCGTCGACCTGTCCGGTGACCTGATACCCGACGTTCGATTTCGTCAGCTTCCCGTTGCTGCTGAGTACGTCGTACTTCTGGGAGTAGGTGCCCTCGTAACCGGTGAAGTGGTTGCCGATCGTGTGGCCCTCGTTGAATACGCAGACTACGCGCGGCGTGGCGCCGACGGTGTCCGACAATCCGCTATCCGCGATGCCCGCATGCAGCAGATCGACTGCCTCGTCGAAGTAGCCCCCGCCGACCGCCAGCATGCCTTTCGTGACCCCAACAGGATCGTGTCCTTCCGCGCCGGAGCCGAGCGGGTTGGATTGGTCGGTCACGATCTCATTCGACCGGCTGACGGTCTCCATGAGGAGTGGCGTCAGGTCGTTGCCGTCGACAAGCAACGCAAAGGACGTGCTAGAATATTTTGACAAGTGGCACAGTTCCTATCTTGTTATCGGCTACGATGGTTACATCATGCCGAAAGCTATTACGCCACCGCCTGCGAGTTATCCCACTCACGGCTTTTGTCTCTGTGGATGCGGCCAGAAGGCAGCCATTTCCAAATCGAACGGCCCGGGCGCGAATCGCTTCAAGGGCTACCCTCGGCTCTACATCCACGGACACAACGGACGCGGGAAGAAAAGAGATGCACCGCCGTACCGCGAACTCGGCACGCCGACTATTTGCGAGTGCGGGTGTGGCAGATCTTTCTCCAGAGAGGTCAAGCATGGAGCTCCACTGCGCTTCATTCCTGGCCATCAGTTCAGAACGCCAATCGCAAGACAGAACTCGCTGGCTGCGAAAATGCGGCAACGCGCCGCGCCTACGTGTGTCCATTCCGGCGTGTGCCTCTGCGGGTGTGGCCAAGCCACGCCAATCTCCACGTATACATCGGTCCCGCGTGGTTTCTATGTCGGCCTGCCGACTCTCTTCGTGCCTGGACATAAGCCGATGCCTACAGGCCCTGACAATAAACTCTTCATCGGCAGACGAAAGAGCGCACTTGGCTACGTCTACGTCTACTACCCAGAACATCCAGGCGCCATAAAGACGAAAACTATGCGGGGCTATATTGCCGAGCACAGAGTCGTGCTTGAGACGGCGCTCGGTCGCTTTTTGTTGCCGAACGAATGCGGGCATCACATCAATGGGATTCGAGACGACAACCGTCCTGAGAACTTGATCGCCTTGACTCGCAGCGAGCATCGCAAACTGCATCAGCCAGACGACGAGTGCAGTGCAGAGACACGCCGGAAGCTCTCCGAAGCGTCGCGCAGAACATGGGCCAAGCGTCGCGCGAAGGCGTGATTTGCTCATCGCCCACGTTCCTTCTCGTACTCGAACGCACAGCGTTCACACGTCACGTCAACGAGCGCACCCATACCAGACCGCACCCGTCGATCGGGTCCGGCACCACACCGTGGACAGTTCGCCGTGCGCGGCAGACGCGCGGGCTTCCCCTGTGGCGTCACGATAGCGGAGGCCGCGTCCTGGGTCTCGTCAGGCATCAACGTTTGCCTTTCCCCTTTACCGGCGTGGGCACGTCAGGCGCGGCCTGGGCCTTCTCCATCGACGCAACAGCTTTGTCGACGGACGCCCAGAAGTCCCGTGTCTCGGCGTTCCGGAACACCTTCGCCGGCTGAGAGACTTGCTCACGAATGGGCCGGCCAGCGTCGTCGTAGGTCCGGACGACGAGTTGCACGATCACTTCTTCACAACGGGTCTTGTTCATCAGACCCCTGCGAGCAGTGACCAATCCGCGGCGAGCTGCGCCTCGATGTCCGCATCGCCAGAGGCCGTCACGACCGCGCCCTGCTGGAAGTCGTACGACGTGGTAAACGCGACCACGCTGGTCCGCATGACCAGCCACGGCGCCACCTGCAACGCGGCGCCATCCACGTTGGCGATCACCGTCCTGGCGTAGGCCGCCCTGACCGCGTGGTCCTGCGTGGCGCCCGACTCGTTGAGGACCTGCCACGCGACCTTCGCGAGTGCCGCCTTGACGCGCTGCCGAAACCGACCGTCATCCGCAAGCGCCTGCTGGGTGAATGCGTCGTTTGCCATTGGTCTTCCCCTTCTTCCGTGGCCGTTTATGAATCAACCGTGATCGTCTTCACGACCCCGTCCGCATAGACGACCTTGAGATCGCCATCGGCGGTATCGACGTAAATCCGCGCTTCCCCTGTGCCGGCACCTGGTGCGTCGATACCGTCGCCAATCGCGAGGTAGCCCGCGAAGTGTCCGTGACGGGGACGGTTCGCGTTGGTCTGTCCGACGTCGTAGGTGTTGTCCGTCTGGTTGACGAAATGACCCGTCCCGCTCATCCGCCACGAGGCGAGGTTCGCCGGGTAAAAGTCCAGCACCGTGCCCGAAATGGACACCGCCGCATCTGGCACGCCCGTGACGTTCGTGCCGATAAAGATGGGGCGCGCCGCTCCTGTTCCGCCCTTTTGCGTGCCGATGTAGAGTTGGTTACCGGAGTACCCGAAGATCGCGCGCTCGTAGTTGGTGGAATTCGTGAACGTGTTGTAGGGTCGAAACATCTGCGCGGTCGTACCGTTTCGCTGGTCGATCATATTCGCGGTGGATCCCTCCAGCACCGACCCGCCAGAGAACCCCACACTCGTCAACGTCGGCGTCGCAGTCCAGGCCGGCGTCGAACCACCCACGAGCACCGTCAAGGCCGCGCCAGTCGCCAACGATCCAATCGCGTTCGCCCCGGTGGCGACCATCAGATCTCCAGCCGTCGCACTATCGGGGAGCGTCAGCGTCGACCAAGCCGGCGCCGCAGCTGCCCCAGCCGACCGCATGTACGACCCTGCCGCCACCGGCTCCACCCACGAGAATCCATTCGCCGCTCCGCTGTCCCGAAACAGTAGTGCGCCTGTTGGATTTGACGTGCCGAACATGGCCGTCAGTAGGCCCGTGATCCGGTTCAGGTCAGACGGGCGAAACTTCGTCGCGTCTGGCCCGTCCGCATAGATGCTCGTGAACAGCGGCGGCGTCAGGCTCATTGGATCCAGTCCGGATCAACGAATGGCACGGCGTCGTGGTTGTCCTGTTCCACCCAGATCGTGAAGATCGACACGACCTCGTGAACCTTGACGTCGTGAAGCAGTTCATCGCGGAGCGTGATCGTCTCTCGATAGACGATCCGGCCCGCATGCGAGTAGCCCGTATCGGTGAGCACGAGGCCGGCGTCTTTGAGCAACGCCACAATCTGCAGGTTGATGCCATGCGCCTCGGACATGGACCCCTGATCGCTGAACACGTGCGTTCGCACGTCGAGCTCTGGTAATCCGCCCGTCCCCAGGCCGCGCTTGTCGACCTCGCTCATGATCTCGATGAGCACGACAGGGCGCGGCGTGTTCTGCGGAATGTCGTCGTACAGCCGGCCGCCAATCGCCGCCTGTAGTGTCGCGTCCTGAAGGACCGCGAACACGGCCTCGAGCACCGGCATCGTCGCGGTCAGGATCGTCA